ACCCGGCGTCACAGGCCCCAGCACATCCAGCACCGCCTGACACGCCTTGTATCCGGCGCTGTTCCGGTCGCCGCTGTAACAGAACAGATGCGTACCGCTGGCCTTGCCGTTGCAGGCGTTGGAGTGGATAGGCACGTGCAGATCAGCCCCAAAGCGGTTAGACGCCGCCACACGATTCTGCATGGTGTCGTACTGCCCCAGCATCACCTCCACGCCGGAGCGCTCCAGAGCGGCCTTGCAAGCCTCGGCAATGCGCCCGCACTGGATGGCCTCGGTGGTGTCGCCCACCGCATAGCTGTTGCTTCGCTGGTCGCTGGGGGACAGATACACCCGCTTAGCCATCGTTCTTCGCCTCCTTGTGGTACTGCGCCGTAGAGATGCACAGCACCGCGCCGAGGAACGTGTCCACGGCGGTGATGGTGGTCACCACCTCGTCGGCATAAGGCCACGCCCACACACCCGCCAGCGCCGCGTACAGCGTAGCCACGGCGGGCATGACGATGATGACCAGCCACTTGAGGATGTCATATACCTTGTTGTTCAGCTTCATAACAAATTCCTTTCCGGCCTGTCGGCCTGTTCCATTTTATGCCTCACCGTATGGGCAGCTTCCGCACTTCCTCCATGACGCGCCGCGCGCTGCCGTTGCCGCCCATCTCCTCATACGGCTCGTAGAGATACACCTGCAAATTCTCGTACTCGTCCTGCGTGACGTAGCCCCGCTCGATGTACACCATGCCGAGGTGGATGATGCGGTCGTGAGCCAGCCCCACCAGCATCTTCCGCTCCGCCTCATCAGCCTTGCTGCGCTTGGCCGTCAGCTCCATCCGCTTGAGGATCACCTTGCTCACCACGCCCCATAGGGCGGTTGATGTTAGCAGCGCCACAATGAGCGGCACCGCCACCTGCGTCCATATCTCCATCCCGCCGCTCCTTACAGCTCCGCGCTGTTGGCGTACAGCGTCGCACCGCCCACGCTCACCGTACTCTGCACGGGGTCCGTCCGCATAACGGGACGACAGTCCAGCGCCTTGGCGGGACGCGCCGCCGCCGTTGTGTAGACCTGATAGTACCGCTGACACCGCAGCAGCTCCCCGCCGTAGTCCGGCAGCTCGTTCAGCACCCACGCGCCGTCGCCATTTTGATGCGCCAGCGTCTGCTGCTCACCAAGCTCCAGCTTGATGGCCTTGATATACAGCCCCTGATTAACCGCCATGTTCTCGAAGCACTGAATCGCCACGATGGCGCGATCCTGCAACGTGCCGACGCTCCACTTTTCGAGCGCAAACGTCTTTTGCGCCAGCGTCCAGTCGGACACATTGGAAAGCGTCACGATGCCGCCGGACTGTGCTACGCGCAGAGAGGCGCCCTCTCCGTTGCCCTTATAGAGCATCGAGACCGTTACCGTCTGCCCGACCGCCACGTCCGTTTCCAGCGCCTGCGCCCATGCGGGGTTGGCGGTAGCGTCGTTCTTGTACAGCTTGACGCCCTCCGCCGTCACGTCCACAGACAGCGTAGCGCCGGTGGTATACCACATATCCACACCGTAGCCGGTTCCCGCGTAACTCGTCTTCCCGCGCTGGTTCACGATGCAGCCTTCTGCAAACGTACCGTTTCGCAGCAGGTTGGGGCTGTATACTGCTCCCGCAGGCCCTTGCAGACCTGGATCGCCTTTCTCGCCCTTTGCACCGGGATCTCCCTTGTCGCCCTTTGGGCCTGCTGGGATATCGATGCTTTCCGCTTCACTGCCATCATAGGTGACGCTGTTACTACCGCTGGTGATGGTCAACGCGTTGGGGTTCGGCAGCTTATCCTCCGTCGTCGCCAGCTTCGCGTTGCTGGCCTGCACACCAAAACCGGTAACAGCTACCGTAAAGGTCTGTGCCGGAAAGCCCATATCCGCCAGTTCGCCGGAGCCGGAGAATATCCATCGGCCAAGTTCAGGCACTGGGATGAATAGCGGCAGCGTTGCGGTGTACATTCCCATCTTACACCGGCATTCCAGCACCTTCCCCGCCTCATACGCCGCATTGATGTCGGCCAGCGCCACCGGGCAGGTATAATTGGGGTAGTTGCCCTCAAGGTCGATGTAGAATACCTCCGCGCCGATGTTGTCCCGCGCCTGCTGCTTCTGGGCCTCCGTCAGTGTTTGAGGTGCGTTATACTTGACGGCACCCTCAGCCGATGTTGCAGCGTCTGCGGCACTTGTTGCTGCCGCTGCCGCCGATGCTGCAGCAGCACTTTTCGCTTGCTCTGCCTGATCGGCAGCCGCGACCGCCTCCGCGACCTTAGCCGCCAGAACGTTGTAGTAGTCGCTGGAAATGATCTCCGCGTCGGGGAGCACGCAGGGCGCCACCTCGACGACGAAGCGGAATGTAGCCAGCCGCTCGGCCGCTGTCCCGGAACCGCTCCCGAAGATGTCGATTTCTGCAAAGACGTCTCCAGCCACAGCCAGCATCTGTGTGGCCACCGGGGCCGTGACGACGTTTCCGGCATAGGAAATAGTCTCGCCAGCTTCGGAAGAATCATAAAGACCGCCAGTTCCATCCGGTTTTCTGAAGCGGACCATGACAGACGATCCATCCGGCACGCTGTACGGCTGCGCCCCGTCCCACAGCGTGGCCACGATCGTCCGCGAGTTGCTATCGCCCTGCACCATGTGCAGGCGACAGGGGATCGAAAAAGCGGACAAGTTCAGCCCGATCGAGTGTTTAATATTCAAAAAAAATCCCTCCCTATCCGTTGTAAACTGTTTTCACGGAATCGATAGACCCCGTTCCGCCCGTTTTCGATGCTCCACCGCTGCCATCAAAGGAGAAGGCGCAGTACCAGTCGTTTGATGCACATTGGAAAGATCCAGCGGTGCCTGCAGGAATGAAGCAGGTCGCCTGATTGTTGCTCCCGCCAGTACAGCAGACGACATAGCCGATGGGCTTCCTCTCAAAAGGCTGGTAGTCTTTCCCGTCGATTTTCAGTGCGTCGAAGCTCGCACTTTCCGCCTCGATCGCTTTCTGTGCAGTCAAGTTTACGGCCTCCACAGAGTTTGCTTTCACGTTCGAAAATCCAGCGGACAAGACGATGTTCTCGGCATCTGCGCCGGTGATGTTGTTGTGGTAGACACGATAGATCTTCAGGAGATTGTTTCCGTCGGCAGGATCGATGCGCAGCCGCCACCGCGTGGTGAAGTTCACTGTCCGCGTTCCATTGACGATCTGCTGGATCTGCACAGCATCGGTGATGCTGATCGCGCCGTCGCCGTTGACATCCAGTTTCTCGTAGTCAGCCAGAGCCGGCGTGACAGTCTTTAGGTTGATCTGATTGATTCGATCCAGGTCTGCCTGCGAGTAGTCGGCGTTTTTGTAGGTCGCGCCAGTAGCGCTGGTGTCGATGGTGCCACCAGCCAGATTGATCAGGAAGTTCCCCTGTTCGCTGGAGATTGTGCCGGCCACCAGATTCGCGGCGGTGATCATCCACGCCTGGATGCCCCCGGCAATGGTAGCGCCCATCGTGTAGGGACCATTGTAGCCGGTGCTGCTGGCGGCCCAGCCCTCGTAGTTAAACCGCCAGACTTTCTTGGCCTTGGTGGGATCCGGATCGTCGGCGATATAGAGCTCATCCGGCTCTCCGTCGCCGTTCGTGTCCAGCAGACGGACAGAACCGCCATTTGCCCCCAGGAGGGCAGCTGTCAGGCTGGAGGAGATCTTCTCGACCAGCGCGGTGGACGGCTTGGCATCGATCTCCTTTTGCTGCCCGGCAATAGTAGCCGCGATGTTGGCCTTCACACTGCCAAGAGCTACGCTGTCGTAGCGCTCCAGCAGGCAGTCCCAGACGATCTTGTTCACCCGCGCCTTGGCGTCCACACCCAGACGATGGAAGTAGACGCCCACGGTATCGCCCAGGTAGATCTGCTCCAGGAATGCCACGTCCTCATACCCGGAGGACTGCGCCAGCAGCGCCAACTTCACATCCCAGCTCACCGCGGGGACGCCGATGCGATTCCGCTTGACGTAGGAGGCAGCTGCGGCCTGCAGCTGCGCCTGCGTTGGCTGCTGCTCGAAGCTGGAGGACAGATCCAGCGGCATAAGCCGCGTGTAGCAAAAATCGCCCTCTGCGTACACAGGCGCAGCCGTGACGGTGATGCCGTTGCCCCGCCAGTACGGCACCGCACCCGTGTAGCAGTTGGCGCAGCTGGCATCCTGTGTCAGATCGGTGAGGTTTTTCCCGTACCGCACTGACACGCCGCGGTCCGCTCCTCGTCGCGTCAGCAGCCGCACCGCCCACTCGTCAAACTCGTACTCGCCGCCGTACACGTCCAGCAGGCTGCCCTGCTGGCCGCCCAGCAGCCCCCACGCGCTGGAGGGGACTGTCACGGCCATGGCGGCCACGGTGGTCTTGTCGGTCGTCAGCGCAAAGGGAAAGTCTGTCGGCATCGCGTGGCTTTTAATAGCCGCCACAGCGGATGGCGCATCCGCTGCCGTGAATGGAGACACCACATAGCCGCCGAGATCATAGGCGATGTGCCGCGCGTAGATGGCCGCTGTGCCGTTCATGCCGGGCACGATGCGATATACCCTAAAGGGCTGCAGCTTGCCGTCTGGGCCAACGGTAGCCCGAAGAATGGCGCGCAGCGCGATCTCTTCATAGTGGATTCCCCCCACCGGATAGTGCAGCTCCAGTTCATACTGACCGTTCAGCTCCTGCGTCACCTTGCAGGACATAGCGTCCGCGAGGACGCCCAGTCCATTGTCAACGCCCGCCGGGAAGCTTGTGCGGTCGGCGTCATACAGAATCGGTTTCATAGTGTCCACCACCTCGGGATGATCTCCACGCTTGTAATGCCGCCCGTCCAGCGGACGACGCTTTCCCCGGCCGGCAGCGTGGGAAACTCCGGCGCGGAGATAGTATGGTTCAGGTTAAAGGCCCCGTAGGAGGCGTTCTGCGTGTCCGAATCGAGCACAACAGCGCCGCGAGGCATGCTGCTGATGCTGACGGTGACATCGCCTACCGTCAGGGTACCCGCCCCCGTTCCGGTGACAGTGATCGTCGGCAGAGCCGTAAACGCGGTGGGGTTTCGCAAAACCTCCTCCTGTACGGCCTGCACCGGCAAGTCGCCGATGCGGAGAAACCTTTGCGGCTGGCAGTTAAACTCGATCGTTGCTCGGCCAAACCGGTGCATGACGCTCTCCACGTCCAGCGGGCCGGCAAAATAGGCCCTGCGGTAGGTCTCTACGTCGTAGCTGTCCTCCAGCTTCTGGTACCCACGCGGGCCGCAGAGCCAGTCAGCCACCGCGCGCATAGCGCGGGGGAGCCGCATCCGCTCTGCGCTGATGTAGATGCTGTATGCCTGCACATAATTCTGGTAGGCGTCCTGGAGAAACAGCAGGTCGCCGTTTCGCCCGGGGACGGCCTGTGTGTCCAGCTTTCGCGCAGAAAGCTCCACATCCGGATAGCGCTCAACAACAACGCGAACGTCATCAGACGATACTCCCGCCCAGAAGATCATGCAAACACCGCCTCTCTGCGCTCCACCGCGTGCTGCAGCCTATACATGACAGCATCCGCCAGTGCGTTGACATCCTGCCCCTCCGCGCCGTAGACATTCAGAACTACGCCGCCCATGTTAGTGGTCGTGCCGCCGCCCATGGGCAGCGCCGACAGCGCGGACAGCTCTTCGCCCATGTCGCGCATAGCTCGCGGCATGGCCTGCTCTACGCCCAGCGTGATGCCGGGCGGGATGAATTTTCCGATCTCATTTGCAAAAACCTTAGACGGAGAATGGATGCCGAACAGCCCCTTGACCCAGCCCAGGACATCATTCACCCAGCCGCGGAGCTTGTCATAAAGCCACGATGCCGCATTAGAGATTCCGTCGAATAGGCCGCGTACCAGCTGTGACCCGACTTCACCAATAGAAGCCATTCCGGACAGGAGGCCCTTGACAATGGCGCCGATGATCTCCGGCAGCCGCACCACCAGACGGGGCAGCGCCTCGATCAGACCCTGCGTCAAGCCTGCGACAAGAGATCCCGCTGCGATGATGATCTCGTCCACGTGGTTAACCAGACCCTCGGCCACGGTGATGATGGCGTCAACCGCCGCGGGGATCAGCGCCGGAAGGTTTTCTCCGATGCCAGACGCAAGGGCGGCAATGATATCAATGCCGGCGTTCAGGATCTGCGGCAGCAGTATCGTGATCTGCTCGACCAGCATCGGAACGACCGCGGCTATCGCCTCCACGGCCGCAGGAAGCGCTTGCACGATGCCGGATACCAGACCACCGACACCCTCGATAAGCGGCGGCAGGAGAAGCTCCAAAGCCGGAGCTACATAGGGGATCATGCCGGAGATCAGCTGCGTGAGGCCCTGAACAAAGCGCGGCAGCATGATCTGCAGACGCGGCAGCAGGTTGTCTGCAAAGGTGTTGACGCTGTCGATGACATTCTGCACCAGCTTGTCCAGATCAAGATTCTCATTGCTCATGCCGGTCAGAAGGTTGCTCCACGCCGACTTCATGGCGTTGGCGCTGCCCTGGATGGTGGTGGCCGCCTCTTTGGCGGTCGTGCCGGTAATACCCATCTCCGTCTGCACCACATGGATAGCGTCCACGATATCCGCGTAGCTGGAGAGGTCGTATTTGACGCCGGAAATCTTCTCCGCATCAGTCAGCAGCCGCTGCATTTCCTCTTTCGTGCCGCCGTAGCCCAGCTTCAGATTGTCCAGCATGGTGTAGTTTTGTTTGGCAAAGCCCTGATAGGCATTCTGGATGCTGGTCATGTCCGTGCCCATCTTGTTGGCGTTATCAGACATATCCGTGATCGCGCGGTTCGCTTTCTCGGCCGCAGCCTGCGTGTCGCCGCCCAGAGACTGCAGCAGGGATGCGGAGAAGCTGGTGACGGTCTCCATGTACTGGTTCGCGCTCAAGCCGGCAGTCTTGTAGGCGTCGTTGGCATACTGTTGCACCTGCGCGGAGGACTCCTTGAACAGGGTGTCCACGCCGCCGATCAGCTGCTCCTGCTCGGCAAAGCCCATAATGGACTGCTTGCCGAGATCCACAAGCGCTGCGGTAGCCTCCTTGATAGCTGACGCCATTGCTTTGATGCCGGAAACGATAAAGTCAGAGGCGACGTTTGCCTTCAGGACATCGCCAAAGGACAATGCCTTCTCGCTGCCATCGCGCATATCATCGCCCAGCTCCTCTACGCCGCTGGAGGCGCTGCGCAGCTCGCCCTGCATCTTGTTCAGCGTGGCAGCGGCTTCGTTCAGCGCCTGCTGCCACTTTTGGGCCTTTTCGTCGCTCTCACCGTACTTGGCGGCCGCCTTGCCGGTCTGCTCCGCCAGCAGCTTCACGCGCTCACGCTGCACATCGATCTGCTTGGACAGCACGGAGGCAGTCTTGGCATTCCTTTCCTCCGCCGTCGTGGCAGCGGTAAACTGCGAAGCCACCAGCTTCATCTGGCTTTCCAGTGTCTTGGACTGCTGGATGATCTGGTTGATCTGCCGGCGATATTCCGCCTCGCCGTCTACGCCGATCTTGGGGCCAATGTTCACAGCCACAGGCTCACCTCACTTTCATAGCTTCGTCAAATGTCCAGTGTTTCTGTTTTTTCTTTGGGGTAGCCCCGTTATAAATGGCGAGGCAGGCGATCATGTCCAGCATTTCACCGTAGCGCGTGCACATGATCTCCTGCCTCTGCATATTCAGCTTCCGCCCGTAAAACAGGAGCCAGGCAAGGTTCAGCTGGACGCCCGATCCTCGCCGCCCTCTTTTTTTTCGGGCTCCACCTCCACCGTGGGCCTGCTGTCCTCCATCCAGGCCGCCAGGGCAGCCTGCTGCAGGCGGGTGAACTCATCCACCCGCAGCGTCATGACCTCCTCGGCGGTCAGAGGCCGGGGCCTATAGCCCGGCTCCTCGAAAGAGCGGGCCTGCTCGTGGCCCTCGCTCAGAGCGGCGATGATGGCCGCCGAGTCCCGGGCCACCTTGCCGTACTGCCCCTCCAGCACCTCCCCCAGACGGGTGATATCGCCGTCCGGGCAAAGGTCGGAGATCTTAGCGGAGGCGCCCACCGTAAAGCGGAAGCCCACTTCTCTGCCGTAGATCTGCATAGACGCCTCCTCTTACGCCGCGCCGCCCAAAATCGCCTTGAGGACGGCCTCAGCGGCTGCCTCGGTAGGCTGATCAGCGCCCACCAGCTTCCAGTCGTGATTGGTGGTGTCATCGCGCATCAGCGTGGCGGTCAGCTCCTGCGTCTGCCAGTCGATGGACTCTTCCTGCGTAGCAGCATCCAGACCGGGCTGCTGGAACCGCGCCTTCGTCAGCACCACGGGCGCGTAGGTCACCACGCCGCCGCTCTGGTAGCGGACAACAAAGCCGATGCCCACGTAGGGGATCTCCATGCCGTCGCCGTAGTGGGATACCTGCACCGCACTGCCGCCCGCCTGGATCTCGGTGGCCTCGGGCAGACCGAGGACGAACTTCTCCGCCGCCGACAGAAGCCCGTCAACGGTCAGCGTGGCGGTGCCGTCTGCGAATACAGCCGCTGCGACCTCTGCGGAAATGTTGTCGGCGTAGAACGTGTTGTCGTCTGTGGTATTCAGGGACAGGGATACGCTGACGCCCCGCGCCAGCAGCATGACGCCGCTGTAGGTGACCGCGCCGCCATCGTTGGAATACTTGGCCACGTAGGGCTTGCTGAAGCCCGTACAGACCTTTCCTGCTGCGCTCATAGCAGCACCTCCTATTTCATGATTTTTTCGATTTCGCGGCTGCATGCCGCGTCCATTGCCGCTTCCGCCGCCTTCTTGGCGGAGTTCACGGCCTTGTCCACAAACTTCGTCTTTTTGCGAAAGGTAGTGCCGCTGTTGACGGACCTGGCGATCAATGCGTTGGGCTGACCTCGCGGGTACCTCTTTGTCCGGGTGGCGTTGTACCCGGCGAAGCCGAGCTTGACGTTGACAAACCCGTCATCGTCTTTCATTCGGCTAATGCCAAACCCGTCCAGAAGCCCCGCCTTCTGCGGCAGGGTGACGGTGTCAACTAAGTCCCCATTTCGGGCGCGGCCGTCGCCTACAGGCAGAGCCTGTATCGCGCGCCGAACCGAATCAGCCACGACCTCGGCGCCGGCATAGACCGTCTTGCCCACCACGCCGTCCTTGGTGGACTGCTGCAGCTTGTTTAGCTGCGAGATGTAGTTGTCGATGCCGGAGAACTCGAACCGCGCCATCAGGCAAACACCTCCCAGTCCCACTCGTAGTGCCAGAAGCCGGTTTCTTCCTCGAACTGGCAGCTGTTCAGGCTCCAGACGATCTCCGCTGCGTCGAAGGCGGCCTCCAGCTCATCCCGCCAAGGGTCGAATTCCTGTTTTGTGAACAGGTCCGTAGAGCCGGTGACCGCTTTCTCGGCGTGAACGCCGCCGGCCTCGAAGTCGTTCGCGCCGTCCTCCTGCCAGACGAAGTAGCGGTCAGACTGGATACGCCCGCCGTGGCTGACGGCATCGGTCACGGCCAGGTGTGCCGTGATGATCCGCTGCGCCCACAAGGGCGTCCTGTCGGTGCCCGATTCGGGCACATTTCGTCTTCTACTCATGGGGCACCTCGTACTTCTGCTCGATCCGGGTGAGCGTCAGGTCCATGGACGGCGGGTAGACGTCCTGCAGCTGCTGCACCAGCTCGATGCCATACTGCGTGCCATCCTCCGTGACGGCGATGCACTGGGGATTCACCGTTGGCCGCGTCTGCGTCCGGATCACGCGCTCCACCTGCACCTGCGCCTGCTTGCCGCTGCAATACCGCTGCAGGCCGACGCGCCGCTCCGCGTAGAACAGAGTTTCCACCAGCGTAGGCGTAGGCTTGGGCTGGTATCCAGGCTGGGCGGCATCCGCTATGGTGTAGATCTTGACCACGCCGTCCCGGTAGGGCTGCGTGATTTGCCGGTCTTCAGGGCGAAACGGTAGTTTCCGCATAGCTCTTCACCTGCCTGTCGTTCTGCATGGCCAGCAGCCGGTTCAGATAGTTCGTCTCGAATACATCCAGCGCGTCGCTTAAGCCGTACCGGACGTATTCCTTCAGCAGCGTCAACGGCTCCCCGGGGTTCTCGTAGTCACCAGCCGCGCCGAGCTTCCCATCAATGTACGCCTCCCCGGAGGCGATGAGGTCGGACACCTTGGCGTCCGTAGCCCCATCGCTCCAGGTGATGTTACAGGCGATCTTGACGGACGACAGCAGCGCGGCGTTCACCGCGCCCGCCACCGTTAAGACTTGGTGACGGTGACCTTGTAGGTCTTGGTGGTGGTGCCGTCAGCGGCAGTCACAACGACCTGCAGGGTGTTGCTGCCGGTCTTCCACGTGGCGGCGGTGCCGTTGTCGATCTCGGTGCCGTTCACGGTCAGCTTCATGGCAGCCGCAGCGTTGCCGGGCACAGCAGTCACCACATCAGACGCGTTGGTGGCGGTCGCGGTGTAGGTCAGCGTGCCGGAGGCAAACGCGGGTGCCAGAGCCAGATTGCCCACGGTCAGAGCGGTCAGCGTGGCGTCGGTAGACGCTGCGGGAGGATCCACCTGCGTCACCTTGTAGGTGGCGGGCGTCAGACCGGAGATGTCCAGCACCAGGAAGGCGTTGTTATCCAGAGGCATACCATTGGCGTAGGCCTTGATCAGGTAGACACGCTCATCCTCCAGGAAGCGGTAATGGTCGCTGTACTCGATACGGCCTTCGGGGGAGGTGCCTGCCATCGCCAGATAGCGATAGGCAATGCCGATGACAGCCTTGCCGCGGGGCAGAGCGTGGGTCTGGATGATGTCCATGGGATAGGGCAGGACGTCATTCCGGTAGGTACCGTCCGGAGCCATCAGCGTGGTGGCGGGCATGACTTTCTGCAGGTAGTCCTGAGGGTTTACCAACAGGATCACATCCCGGACCTGGCGAGACTTACCGTTAGGATCAGCCGCCACGATGGACAGCAGATTGCCCACGGTGTAGGGAGACAGATCGTCAACCTTGATGGCAGCCTTCTCGGGGTATGCACCGCCGGTAACGGTGACGCTGTCGCCTACCTGGCGGATCATACCGATGGGCTTCTTGTTGCCGTCGCCGGCGACGAAGCCTGCCTCCATTCCGTTGCTCAGAGCCTCGTAGAGGGTCTGGCGGATGAAGCTGTCCAGCCACTCCGGACCCAGCTCCAGCATTGCCTTACAGACAGGCAGGAAAGCGGACAGTTTCAGCAGCGTGGTGGGTACCTTCTTAAGACCAGCGGTCAGCTCCTTGACGATGTCGTCGCACAGCTCGCCCCACACGGCCTCCTCATAGCCGTTGGTGTTCACCATGATCTCGACCGCGCCGCCGGTGGCGCGGAATTTGATGCGGCTCAGCAGGGGGTGCGCCGTCTGCAGCTCGTCAAAAACGGAGTTGATGACGGTGGTGGGCAGCGTCTCATCCAGGCCAGTGACAGCCTGCCGGGGGTCGGTAGAGCGCATGGCTGCGGCCAGCTTCTGGTAGTAGCTGCGCTCCTCGCTGGTCAGCTGATGGACGCCGCGCTGGGCAAGGATGCGGGAATCGACTTCCTGCCGCAGGTCATCAAACCGCTGCTCGTACTCGGCCTGGATGTCCAGACCGATGCGCTGCATCATCTCGTCCAGAACGGAAGAGAATGCGCCGGTGTCGCCGGAGACGGCAGCCTGCTGGAGAGCCTGCCGCAGTTCCTCGCGGGTGCGAATGTCGTTGTTGTTCATTCTTTTTCTCCTTTCGATTCTCAAGAAAACAATCCGAGAACTTTGTTATTTTTTTCAGGGCTTCCGCCGCCCTGGGGATTCTTGGCGGGTGCAGGCACCGAGGGCGCCGCTGCCAGGTCGCGGAGCTGCGCCGCCAGCGACTTCTGATACCGGAGATACTGCTCCATGCCGGCATTCATCTTCTGCAGGATAGTGGACGCGCCGCTCATGTCAGCGTCGGTGTCGGCAAGGCGATCCGCGAGACCGAGCTCAACACACTGCTCAGCGGTCAGCCACGTTTCCGCATCCATCATCTCCGACAGACGCTCCTCCGTCAGCTTGTCGCCGGCCTTCTGCAGATACGCCTGCCGCCCCGCAGTGTTGATGACATCCAGATCATCCGCCGCTTTCCGCAGCTCCGCGGCATTGCCGCAGGCACACATCCACATGTTGTGGATCATCATCAGCGTGTTGCGCGGCATGATCACCTCGTCGCCCGCCATGGCGATCACGGAGGCGATGGAACAGGCGAAGCCGTCCACGTGCACCACCTTCCGCGCCGGGTGGCGCTTCAGCTGGTTGTAGATCGCCATGCCTTCAAAGACGCTGCCGCCGTAGCTGTTGATGTAGATCTCGATGCGCGACACGTCGGGATGCTTCGCCAACTCCTCGCGGAAGTGCTCCGCGCTGTTGTCGCTCTGAACATACCGACAGCTTTCCCAATCGAACTCCTCGCCTTCTACGTCACCGTAGATGTAGAGCTGCAGAACGCCCTCTGCGGCCTGCTTGATTTCCCAAAGGGGTTTCCTCATGCGTTTCCTCCTTCCGCACCGCCGAGCACAGAGGTCTCCGAACCCAGCGTTGCAATATTTTTTGTGAGATAGTGCTTGTCCGCCCAATCCTCCGAGATGGCGGGCAGACCCGCCGCCCGCAAGACCTCATTGATGGAGAACACGCCGGAGCCGACCAGCTTCTCCACATTCGCCGCGTTGGCGAACATATCGAAGTGGCGAATGCTGCTGGTATCAATGCGGAGATAGTCGCCGCGCTGGATCCGGTCGTAGCCGTATCGCTTGCGGTTGATCTCCTCCTGCAGCTGGTCGCAGATGGGGTCGATGCAGCCGGTCAGGAACCGGCCCTGCGCATCCTCCGTGCCTTGAATGCTGCCATCCACCAGTACCGCCGGGATCTGGAACGCCTTCGCCGTGAACGCGAAGATGTCCTTCATCTGACTCTGGATGTCCGACAGATCTACGGCAGCCTTACCGCCCTCGTTCGTATAGGCGTAGCCTTCAAACTCCGGCAGGACAGCGCCATCAGAGTCGAGGAAGGTTTTCACCTGCTCCTCGATCATCTGCGAGAACTTCTGCGTGAAGTCATCCGCGCCGGAGGCCAGCTGACTCACGTGGACTTTCCAGTGCTGCCCCTTGTCCCATGCATACCGCCGCATGGCGGCATTGATGAGCCGCACGTAAGAGCCGTACAAGCCATCCAGCACCGGCTTGATATTCACGTGGTTCAGCGTAAGATGCAGGACTTCCCGCTCGCGGTAGGTCTTCTCGTAGGACACATCGCCTACCTGCACGCTCGTGTACTCGTTCTGCTTGCTGGGATAGCTGCCGCCGGTCATATAGCTGTCTGCCACGACCAGTGCGTCATAGCCCTCCCGCTGCCGGGTGCCGATGACCAGCACCTCGTTGTCCACAAGCAGCTTTGCCACCAGCTTGTGCAGGAACGCCGTGGAGTTCTGGTTCACGTTCGGTTCTACGTTCCAGAGATAGTGTTCGCGCTCTCGAACTTCCTTCCCTTCCCGGAATGTCCGGAACTCACAACGCCCGACGGCGTTGGCGATCATGTTCGCGCAGATCCAGAAGCAGGTGTCCCGCAGCTGGAATTCCTGCGCCGCTGCCAGAAGATCGCGGCACGTGATCTCCACCGTAGTGGGAGAACGAGCCTTGCCTCCGGCGAGCCACTTCCAAAAATTAAGTGCCATTGCCCACCTCCTATAGCCGGATCGCGCCGATGGGCGGCAGTTTCACCGGCTCGCCGGTGCCAAGCACCGCCTCCTCGGTCATAGATGCCGCCAGAGCCATGAACGGGTCCGTTTTCCGGCTCTTCGGTTCGATCTTGGCGTAGTAAAAATTTCCTGTATTCGTACCGGCACGTTGGCCGCTGCGCACTCTTTTGGTATTGTTCACTCCCCAGCGCAGGGGTGGGTTGTCACCCCATGTGAACAGGTCGCGGTCAAAGCATTCCTGGATCACAGGGTCGACCTGCATGATGTCGCTGGGACGAACCAGCTTCACGCGGTTCTTGTCTCTGGCGTCAAAGCCGATGCGCCGCATGGCGTCGCTCACCAGCGTCCAGCGGAAGTGATCCATTGCCAGCTTGACGATGTTGTACTTCAAACCCATCTCCTTCAGGTAGTCCGCCAGGAGGTTGGGGTCGATGCTCACATCGTCCACCACCGTCAGCTTCCCTGCCTCCGCCCAAGCTCGCCATGGGGCGACGATGCGGGAGAGCGACCGGCTCTGCAGGCAGACCCACGAATGGTTGACGTCAAACCGCTGCGCGCCCACACGGAAGTGCAGGTTGACGCTCGCCCAGTCGTTGATCTCCGCGTAGTCGATGCCTGCCACGCAGGACTTCCCGCGGAGATCCGGCAGCGGCCGGTTGGTCGCCTTGACCTTGGCATAGTCCGTCACGCTGATCTCCAACTGCCCGGCGCGGATGCCCATCCGCTTCGTCAGGAAGTCCCCGTTCTGCTCCGGGTTGACCAGCCAGTCCGCATATTCCTCCTCGATCTCTTGCCGCAGGTGCGGGACATAGGACAGCGACGGGTTCGCCATGAACCAGTTCTCCGGGTCGTTGACCTGCTCCCGGTTTTCCAGGCAGCAGATGAACGGGAGATAGCCGCCCTCCGGCTCCGCTTCGTTCTCGAAGAGGATCCGCCGCCCCTGGGCTATGAAGTCATCCAGCGGGCCATCAGACACGTCGCCGTTCGATGTGAACATCCCGATGCGCGGCTGCCCGACTTTGCCCAGACCAGTGACGAAAACCTTGTAGTTGTTGTAGTTCTCAAAGGCGTGGACTTCGTTAAAGACGACCTTGCCGGAGCGCATACCATCCCGCCCCTTCGGGTTGTTGGTGCGCCCCTTCATCACGCCCTTGTTCTTCCGACCCTGCACCATCTCTTTGGTGTGGTAATAGTGCCGGTTGAGCTTCGACTCCCACTTGGGGGATTCGAGGACTTCGGAAAGATCCTTTACCGGCGTAACCGCCTGCTCCTCATTGTTGGCGCACACGTCCACGTTGTAGTTCTTCACGGGGTTGTAAGGGGAGATGGAGCACGCGCCGTCGAAGGCGATAAAGCCGTCCTTGCCTGCACCGCGCCCCACCATGCAGAGCAGCTTCTTCCACCGCGGCCGCCCGTCGGCGCGATAGGTGCAGTCCCACAGCGCGAGAAGGAATTCCTCCCACGGGAACAGCCGCTCATAGGGAAAGTAGCGCAGCAGGCTCAGGTACCGGCGCAGCTGCTCCGTGTCCACGTAGATGTCCTCCGTATCGAATACGCGGCGGATCATCGCCACCAGTGCGTGCTGCTCGGGGCAGGCGCGGGGATTATTGGACTCGACGATCTTGATATAGCGCAGAACCTCCGCGGGGATCTCACAGCTCATCGTCGTCATCGCCCCGGGCGGCAGCCGCCAGAGCGTCCTCCTTAAAGCCAAGCGTAGTGAAGATCGCCAGCATCTGGCGGGAGACCTGGATCTCCAACGACACGCTGCGGTTTTCCATCAGCCGCCCCCGGTCATCCGTGACGGTCAGCCCGCGCCGGGCGATGTCGTCCCGCAGCTCCTGTCGCCGCACCCAGAAGTCCATATACTCCTGGACCTTGTCCCGGTACACATCACCGTCGAGATCCCTTTCGATCAAGTTCTGCAGCATCGACTGCCGGAGCTCCTTATAGGCGTCCGTCAGGCGGTAGTTCTTCCGCTTCTGCGGAGGCACGTCATGACCCGCCCGCTGCGCCTCCAGATGCCGCGCCATGGACACGTTCTTCTTCGCTGCGGCGACCTGGTCGCGGCGCAGAGCAATGCGCCCCATCATAGCCAGCCGGTCAAACGCGCTCCGGAAGTCCTCACCGTAGGTGTCCACGCACCAAGTATTTAGAGTTGCCTCATCACAGCCAAACCAACCGCACAGCTCCTCCACGGAGCACTGCATGCCGCACAGGCTCTCAAATTGCCGACGGTCCAGTTCTCGCTGATGCGCCATCATTACACCTCCTTTTTGCTCAAACACACAGCCCTTCTGCCCGTAAACTTCTCCCACCGGTCAATGATGACATCCACGTATTTAGGATCAAGCTCCATGCAGTAAGCCCGCCGCCCGTTCTGCTCCGCTGCGATGATCGTTGTGCCGCTGCCAGCAAACAAGTCAAGCACTGCATCGCCTTCCCTACTGGAGCACTGCATCTGATAGTCAAACAGCTTCACCGGCTTCATCGTCGGGTGCTCCGCAGATTTTACGGGCTTGTCAAAATTCAACACGGTCGTCTGCCGTCTATTTTTGAAAAAATAGTGCTTGCCGCCCTTTGTCCAACCGTACAGACATGGCTGCGCTTCGTCGTCTGACTCGAGCTCGCCATACAAGCAAGGCTCATGGCGCGGTTGAAAGTCAGAGCGACCCAGTACAAGCTGAGACTTTACCCATATCAAGCACTGGTGCAGAACCAGCCCCGAGTCCATGCATGCACCGCGAAAGTTGTAACCCTCAGACTCGCCGTGCCAGACATAAAACGGTGCGGCAGGTTTCATGACCTTCGCCGCGGCGGAGAAAGCGGCGGTGAGAAAGCTCCTAAACGCTGCAGAGCTCATGTTATCATTCGCCATTTTCCCGGCGGCGCCCTGATAGTCGACGTTGTACGGGGGATCGGTAAGCAGAAGATCCACCTGTCCCCCCCCCACGAGCGCCTGTACGTCCTGCAGAGACGTACTGTCTCCGCACATTAGGCGATGTCGACCCAGCTGGAATATCTCGCCCTGCTTACTCCGAGGATCTGCGGGAGGAGTGGGACTATAGCCATCTTCAACGACCTCATCGTTCAATTGCACCTGAAGTCCCCACTCGAAATCAAACGCCGACAGATCCAGCTCCGGCAGCTCGGCGGCCAGCAGGTCGAGATCCCACGGACTCTCGTTGGTCTTGTTGTCCACAAGGCGCAGGGCGTTCACCTGCTCCGGCGTCAGATCATCCACACAGACGCAGGGCACCTCGACCATGCCCAACTTCTCCGCCGCCAGGGCGCGGCAGTGGCCAATGACGATCACGCCGTCCCGGTCTACCACGACTGGCTGCACAAAGCCGTACTGCCGGATACTCTCTGCCACGTTAGCTACCTGCGCGGCGTCGTGCTTTTTGGCGTTGGCGCGATACGGCGTCAGCTCCGCCAACCGCCTGTTTTCGATTCGCATAAGGTCACCTCCTGTGCCCGATTCGGACACCGCGTCCGCCTCAGGCCAGCCAGCCTACGTCAACACCCCGCGCATCCAGCGCAGGCCTTCGGATGACCAGCCTGAGGCATTCTCCTGCGGCTTTGCGGGACGGGCGGACGAGCCGCCCGAACCGAGGAAAAAGGAGAAGAGTACTTCCGGGGCTACCCGCCCCGCAAAACCGCAGTTCATTCTGGAATTGCCCAGCGATCCTCGCGCCCACGCGCAGCGCGGCACCGCGCAGACGCGGAAATCGCTGGAATGTCTTGGACCCCCGCGAGTAGCAACAAAGACGCGAGGGGCGTTTTTTCGAGGGGGGGGCATCAATCCCACCGCTCCGGCGTCAGAGGCGGCGCAGACAGCGCGTATTGCCGCTGGCTATCCGGATGCAGCTCCTCGTGACAACGCTTGCAGACGGCCTCCAGCTGCCGGGAATCGCCATCGTAGACGGACAGCGCCAGGTCGGGACGATCGCGCAGATGCCTGACGTGATGGACGATGCTGGCCTTGGAGTACACGCCGCGCCGCTTGCACTCCTGGCACTCGCAGTTATCAACCGCGAGCACCTCCCGGCGCAGCCGCCGCCACTCTGGCCAGGAGTAGAACTCATGCTCCGACCCCACATCGAGAAGCCCGCGCAGTTCCGCGAGCCTGCTTGCTGAAATTCCCATGCGCTCCTCCCGTCTTCGTCTCCGGCGTTCCGGCTCGCGGCTATCACCTCGCGGCAAAACAAAAACGCCGGAGACCATGACGCAGCACCAACATGTGGTGTCTAATCATGGGCTCCGGCGTTCAACGCTCCGGCCTCTTGCTCGATATGCAGGATGATCTCCGTTTTACAGTCCCGGCAGTACCGGAGCGGCTTCTCCACCACGGGCTATCACCTCCACGGTACCGGAGAAAAACAAAAAGCCGGAACCAACGACCACGCGCACTTCGCGCTGATCACTGGCTCCGGCTTTCAAAGCTCCGGCCTTGTTCGATATCCACGATGACCTCGTGCTTGCACTTGGGGCACCACACCGGCAGCCACCGCGCCGTCGTCCTGAGCGGCACACGCTGCATCTTCTTGTAGCGGCAGTGCGGGCAGACGAGGAAACCGTCCTTCACTGTTAACAGTTTACCATGATTCCCTTCGACACGCAATACTTTTCCTCCTTTTCGTGATTTATTCAACTATATCACAAGTTACATTTACTATTTAGTACATACCGAAACCGCCTTGATGCGGCATACGCTTCCCGTCTATCACCGTCGGATGGAGAGGATCCTGCTCGATGTACCAGCCATACTGGTAGTGACCAAACCCGTTATCCACCGTATACCGGCCGCACACCCGGCAATCGTCCGGAATCTCAATGCGGCCCGAATCAGATCGGAAGTACTCAGGCGGCGGCAACTGCCGCGCAAGACTGCGCGACGCTACCCACGTCCTGGCATCGATCGGAATGACAATGCCGTCGCTGCGCTCCTTGCAGTAGTATCTGGCAGTGCGCCGATAGCTGTCAAACGCACCCAGCAGCAGGGGCTGCGACGAGATAATATACCCCTGCTTCCAGAGATCTTCCATGGTCATGGGCGGGAAGTCATTGTATCGCACCGTAAGATGCATGTGATACCGATGATCCCCATGGCGCCCCTCGATGAGGTAGACATAGTCAGGCGTCACACCGTCATGCCACTTCTTCATCCGGTAAAGCAATCGGCGCCAGCACAAGCGAACTTCTGCAAAGCTGGGGGGCAGATGCGCCTCGTCAAAAGTCAGCGTGTAGCTCCATCCGTCAAAGCCGAAAAGCGCCAGCAATAGCTCCAGGCGATCCATGCGCGTCCGGCAGACGCCGGAGTCCCGCGGCGGGCGGAGGATTTTATTTTTCTCCGCCCGCTCGTAGGGGCTGTCATACTGGCTTAACCGCGGACGTATGGCGCGCTGCTCCTTCACCAGCGGGCCTGCCCGCTGCCGGATACAGATCCATCGTCCTTCACCGTCCATCCTGATCCTCCACGCAAACCGTTCGTAAGCTGTCAGCCATGACACACTGCGCCGCATCAATCGTTTTGCCCACAGCATCCATCACGACCACGGCCGTGGATATGGCTCCGTAGACCTTAGGCGGAACGCACGCGGCAGACTCATCCAGATACGCCCTCAGAACTTCGGCAGACTCCACAATGCCCATCATACCAACTCCACCTCCACGTTATATTCCTTCAGCATGCGCCGCACGCCGGCCCAGGTGACGTACCCATCCGCCACGCACTCGGCGGCGTGGTTCAGCTCCGCGGCCAGCTGCTGCACGTCCTCCATCGGCGCGTCGTGTTTGTCGATCAGCACATACAGCATCAGCTCGATGCCGCGATTCAGGCCCTCGGTGACGCCCTTCGTGTAGGCGGCCGCCACGTCGGCCTCTGTCCGAGGTACCCGCCGCGGGTTCACCTTAGCGCTCATCACGGTACTCCATGACGCTGCTGGGCCTCCCCTCTGCCAGCGTCTGCTCCAGCCATGCGACCGTCTCCCGCAGGATGCGGCAACCGTGGATGCCGCAGTTATGCTCATAGCCGCAGCCCGCGCACACCAGGCTCCCGGTTTCCACCTTCAGCCGCCGCAGCGCGGCGATCAACTCGCGGTCACTCATTTTCTTAGCCATTGTCAATACCTCACTCCGATGTAGTCCAGCACCCGCGCATAACCAAGGCCGTCTTTCGTGGGCTTCCACAGCCCGTCCGTGTCAAAATGCCCGCCGCCGATGCAGAACGCATAGTGCTTCGGGTGTGTCAGTTTCATGCGTTCAAAACGGTTGACGCCTTTTTCAAGGTGCGCCCCGAACGCGCAGAACATACAGCCCGTCCTCTGGCATCCCGTGCAGTGCAGCTTGCAGTCGATCAGCGTCGCGCCGTAGTCGTTCTCGCCGTCGCTGGCCACGATGTCACCGTATACGCTGGCGTAAAAAAGATGGTTGTCTATGATGAACCGAAGCACGTCCTGCTCCGTCCAGAAACTCATGGGCTTAGATAAGGGACGCCTTCCTTCAAAGGCGTTGCAGCCGGTTTCGCGCCATTTTTGCATCCGCAAAAGACTTTCCTCCGCCATTGTTGCCGTCGTGGGCTTGACATCCGCTCGGTGCTCATAGCTCTTTGACGGGGACTTTTTCATAATTCCGCAGCACTTGTCTGATATGAGAAATGGAGCCGAAAGCAAATACTCCCACTTTTCACAGTTGTACATACTCTTTTCACCATTTGAACGCAAAACTTCCCCGCGTAGTAGCTTCATACTTCGGCTATCTGGTGAACGCCGCGCGGTTTCTATCCGGTGCGCTACGTCTTTACCGATGATACTGTACCCGTACTTCGTAACCACCTGCCGAATGTTCATCTTCGGACGCAGGCGGTGGAGGTTGATGGTCACGCGGGGAAACTCCTTCCACAGCCACGCGGCATACTCATTCACGAACTTCTGAATTTCAGGGTATTCCAGCCCTGTGTTCACAAACACCAGATTGAGCTCCCACGGCGGCGTCCTGAAGCTCGCCAGATACCGCGCCGCCAGATACGCCAGCACCGTGTTGTCCTTTCCGCCGGAGAAGCTGACGTAGCACTGCCCGCCCCATGCGGTGTACCACTCGTCCAGTTTTTCGTAGGTGGTCAGTTCCTTTGCCGTCAAATCCAGCGCCATCAGTTTTCGTGCCGCCTCTTTTGTCAGCGGCTGGCTGACGTGTATCATGTGTCATCCTCCTTCACCGCCACAGGCTTTGCCCGCCGTGCCATGCCCTACTTCATTTCTTTTATCTATGCATCCCGCCGCAGTACGGTGTCCCGCAGATCCCCATCCGTTTGCCGCAGCGCGGCGATCAACTCGCGGTCACTCATTACGAAGCACCCCTTTCACGCGGCGGCATCCCACAGCGGGTTGAGGCTTGCCGTCGGCGCCCCTCACCACCCCGGTGATTCCCCAATATGGACACCGTTCTCCGCAATAGTCCGCAAACGCGGTCACGCGTCCGCCGTCATCACTCACCAGAGTAGACAGGAGCCATGGACAGACCAGGTCGCTCTTTTTTATCACGTCGCTCCCTCCCCCCTCATTGCCTCCAATGCTTCCTCCGCCTCCTCGCGGGTCAAAAAAATCGTTTTTCCTATGGAACTTTCCACGCATGGGCAGAATGGGTACGTTTCAATGTCCCACCGTCCCTGTATTGCGAAGTATTTCATGCTCCCAACTCGGTGCTCGAAGATTTCTCCGGCAAACACCCTGTATAATTTATCGCCTATCTTGCACGGCAGCACCACCACGCGCTCGTCCTTGTCGGCATCGGCCAGCTCCTCCAACCGGTCAAGATCGCAGCCTCGGCACAGTTGGCGAAGTGTCTCTGCGGCTTCGTGATCCATGTCGATTTCCTCCGGCTCAAGCCCCGTGTCCTTGTAGGCCGCGAGGCGTTCAACCAGACGGTCAAACGATGGGCAATCTATGCAATCCATGTCCACATCGCAGTTACCAGAACACTTCATGTAATGGTCGGTGCCAAGATAGTGCTTTTCTGTCAGCCGTTCCATCACTCCACCTCCTTTTCGGCGGCGGAAACAGCACCGCCGCGAATGAATGTCTCGAATCCCCCCATACATGCAGGACATAAATCGTAGGTTTTTCTCGACCAATACTTCTCATCCAGATCTCGATCAATCAGAACCAAAGCATTCGCTTTGCAGCCGCCACTGAACCGCGAACATCCGTCATAATGATCGTAGAACTTGCCGCAGCGGTCACACTTCTTCGCTCTCATCATCGCCACCTCCGCAAGCCTTCAGCTGCACAACGGCTTCAACCTCCCCGATGTTGAGATATACCGGGATTCCCGATACGGCACCAGCGTAGCTGAAGGATGTGAGCTCGCCCGCCAACCTGTTATACTTACATTCGACGCCTTCCGCACAGACATCAAAGTGCTGCCCAGACTTCAAGTATACTCGCACAACGGTCATACGCTCACCTTCTCCCGCAGCACCGCGATCTCCTCGGCGTACCGGGCGCAGCGCTCCACCAGCTCATCCAGCCGGTCGGCGGCGTCCATCCCCATTCGATCACAGTCGCAGCTCATGTACTCCTTTCCATCAAACAACTCGACCACACGATAAACGCACGTCGCGCAGGGTGGGGAAGACGTGGGCTCCTGAGACGAGCACCGCATTGCCGCCACCAAATCAGTCGTCTTTACCACCTAAGTCCGCTCCTTTCTTCCGCTCCATCTTGTCCAACGCAGCGGCCACCTCCCGCCAGATCGCCACCGGGAAGCGCTCCCGGTTCAGCATCCGCGCCAGAAGCTCCGAACTGATCGCCTTTCCGTCCACCTTGCCGCAGGCCGCTGCCAGCGGCGTCAGACTGTTCAGGCCATCCTTCTGCCGGTAGGCCGTCAGGCGCTCCAGCGTGTCGCGCTTCAGCTGCGCCGCCTCCGAGGCCGGAGAACCGGCCGCCGAGGCGTCTTCCGGCTGCGGTTTCCGCGCGGCCGGGGCGTGGGCGGCAACAGAGGGCTCCTCCGGTAAATCCTCCGCAGCCGCCAAGGCACGGCGGGCCAGCACCAACATCTCGATCTTGTCAAAGCTGCCCGCGCCCATGCCGTTATTCAGGACGCCTCGCAGGTAGTTCGCCAGCTCGGCGCACTGCGCCTTGGTCAAGTCAACTCTCGTCATGCTGCCGCCCCCCTCAGAGCGTCTCACGCGCTCCGTCATAGCTGCCGCCGCATCGCCTTCCAAGAAGAAAGAATACCCCGCGTTCTTGTCCAGATTCACATCCCACACAGGAGAATCCTCTCGGGCCAACACATCCAGCATAACTCCCTTGTAGCCCTTCGCTATCGCAGGGCCGGCGCGGTGGTACAGCTGCGTATACAGCCCGTGAACCATCACACAGATTTCAGCGGCAACCTCCAGCCCACTTCCGGCAAACGTCATTGTGCTTACGCCCTTGTCAATCTTCACGTTAATCATCGCTCCCGCCCTCCTTTTCCACCTCCGGCAGCGCCAGCCACCGGACGACACGTACCTCGATCTTGTCTCCGCTTTTCCCGAACCGGAATGCCTCGCCATCCCACCGGCAGAGCGTGCGAGATGTCAGCTCGCCGTCGCCGCTCAGGTCGAATTCCGCCACCACGTCACACGGCTCTGCCGGCGTCGTGCCGCCGGGCATCCACGCGGCAAGCGCGACTTGTCCGGAAACGGCGGCCGTGGAGTTGATCTCATCCGTCAGCCCCAGCAGATAATCCACGGAGCAGTGCAGCGTCTTGGCGTTTTTGACGACATCATCAGCTCTCCATGGCAGAATACCACTGCTGTAGCATTTGACTGCGCTGTCGAGTGCCGTCCCATCACTAAGCGACCTCAAGAGCCCAACGGTTAAACTGCCGCCATAGTCATAGTGCAGCTTTACCTCATCGTCCAGCCCCGCAGCATCTGCTGCCCGCACAACGCGCCGAGATTCGGCCTGAACCCTGCGGGCAGCTTCGCTCTGCGCTTTCATTTCAGCTGCGGCCTCGGACGCCTTCTTTTTTTCCTTCGCCTTCTCATATTTCTCCCGAGCCTTGCTGCACATCTCCGCACAAGCAGCGCCGCAGTAGCCTGACGGATCATGCGCTCCGCCGGCGCGGCACTTTAGGCAGCATTTCTCACCGCCGCAGGCTTCCCAACTTTGCGCCTTAAGATCGTGCCTAAAAAACTTGTCCATATGGGTGCAAGGCGACCCGCCCGGGCACTTGAAAGGAACTGCAAGGTATCCTCCGCGCTTAGCGGCGCCACGTATACGACCGGCACTCGGTGTAGTCTTCGGGCAAACTCTCTTGATACGCTCCTGCACATACTCCGGGAGGCTGGACAGCGCGTCCGCCGTGTCCTCCGGCAGCGTCCCAGCCTCCCATGCGTCGCGGTAGCACGAGGCCAGCCCCTTCTGGATCTTCTCCAGCCGCGCCAGTTTGCTCTTGCTGATCTTGCAGGCTTCGGCCACATGATCCCGCATCCGTCCGGGGAACTCATAGCCTTCCTCCTTCAGCTGGTACAATAGATCGCGGACCTTTTCCACCTGCTGAGAGATCTCGGAGGAGCTCAGCGCGCGGGTACTGCTGTTGGCGTAGATCAGGCGCAGCTCCCGCAGCGCCGGAGACGCATCGTCCGCCTCCCGGATGCACGGCACCTCCCGCAGATCTGTCCGTCCCTCTGCCACAAGCTTTCGGATAGCCGCCGCGCGCCGGTGGCCGGAGACGATCACCACGTGACCGCCTTCGCCAGCGCGCACCCGGATGGGCTGCTGCAAGCCAATGGTGGCGATGTTGGCGGCCAGATCATCCAGATCGCGGAGCGCATAGAAGTTTCCCGGGTCACTGTCCAGCAGATCCACATCGATGTACTCGATCTGCTCCCGCCCTGTGCCCGACTCGGACACCGGCTGCGCCAGCGTCTTGGCAAACTCGCCCATGTCAAACTTCGCCACGGTCCGCACCCCCTTCCGCCAGATATTCCCAAACCCACGCACGGTAGTCAGCTGCCGCCGCGCTGCGGGGGCTGTAATCCATGACCGGCTGCCGGGAGAACGTGCTCTCCGGCACCTTCTCCGTCCGACGGATCACCGATGTGAACACCGGCAGGCTCAGGCCTCGCAGCAGTGCCTCGCCCTGCCGCACCACTTCGCTGTTGTGCCACTGGCAGATCAGGACGCCGGCCACTCTGATGGCGGGGTTGGCAGCCCTCATGCTGTTGATCTGCGCCGCCATGTCGCTGACGCCCCAGACGGAGAAGCCATCCACCACCATGGGGACGACCACCTCATCCGCCGCCATCAGGGCGGCGCAGCTCGCCGCCGTGAAGCCGGGAGGACAGTCAAAGATCATGTAGTCCATGCCGTCGACCGCCGCCGCGTCACGGAAGTCCCGCAGAGAACTGATGCTGTGGATGCTGCTTTTCAGCGCCCGAACATCCAGCCCGTACAGGGCGCTGGATGCCGGCAGCAGCTGCACAAGGCCGCCGGCGTCCACGGGGATGGTGCTGTCGCTCCACACGGGCTCCGCCTCGCCCTCCAGCACATCCGCCACCGTGGCGGCGTTGTCCGGGTCGAGATCCGGGAAGTAGAACCGCGTCAGGCTCATCTGCCCATCGCAGTCCACCAGAACCACCCGTCTGCCGCCGCGCCGCAGGGCGTCCGCCAGGTTGATGGCCGTGACCGTTTTCCCCACGCCGCCCTTCAAGTTCATGATCGCTATGGTTTTCATGTTGCTCGTACCTCACTTTTTCGTTTTTCTGCACGGGACACATTCCCGATACCTGTACCGCCCCGTGCTGCGCTCCACCACCGCAAAGCGGCCCTCCGGATGCACCCAGACCACCGACGCCGCGACGCTGGGCGCCCGCAGCTCCGTGTCCTTGGCGTATCGCAGCACGAAGGGAACGTATGTAACCTTGTCGCCTGCCTGCATAGGCCCTCCTCTCAGAACGGCGCGTCGCCGTCGTCTTTAATTTCGCGGAAGCTGATCTGTGCCGGAAGCGGCGCCGCCTTGGCCACCGGCTTCGGCATGGGACGAAAGCTCTGGATGCGGCCCTGGAACTGCATCACCTTATACCAGCCAGCCTGTCCGTCCTTGTTTTTGTCGCACTTCAGGATGCGCGGGCCGGCGCGATCCGCAGGGTCTTCCAGATACAACAAGAAGATCACATCCGCATCCATGGCTATCTGCCGGCTCTCGCGCAGGTCGTACATGGTGGGCGCTTCGTTCTTTTTCCGCCCGTCATCCGGCGTCAGCTGGGACAGCACCACCGCCGTGATGCCGTGCTCGTGGCTCATCCGCTGCAGGCCGCGGCTGATGGATCCAACCTCCTCCGGCCGTCCCCAGCCCTTTCGCCCGTCCGCCTCAACGAGCTGAAGATAGTCGACGAACACCACGTCATAGTGCCGGGACAGCGCCACGGACTGGATGTCCGCCACAGTGAAGCCGCTGCACTGCATGATCTGCAGGCCCGTCCTGCTCAGACTGGACGCCGCGTAGGCCAGCTCCTCCCACTCCTTTTCTCCCAGCTTGTTCTGTTTGATATCGCTCAGGCCGACCATGGCCTTGGCGGACATGATGCGGTCCGTCAGCTTTTCCTTGTCCGTTTCGTAAGAGAAAAAGCCCACCCGGTACTGCTGGGCCATCTTCATGGCCATGCACAGCGCCAGACACGTCTTTCCAGCGCTTGAATACCCGCCGATGACGCAGTAGTCGCCGCGCGCCGTATACACCCGCTCGTCAATGAAGTCGTAACCCCAGCGGATGTACTCCGTCTTAGCGGTCTGCGCATGGCGCTGGCAGAAGTTCTCCCACATCTGGGTCATGTCCCAGACCTCCACGCCGGACTTCAGGCTCATGGCGGCGTTGGCCTTCTCCATCAACTTTTCCGCTGCCGGAAGATCTTCCGTCTCCGCCAGCGCCGCGCCGATGCTCCGCAGCCGCCACACGATGCTCTCTCGTTTGAGGATCTCCACGTAGGAGCCCACGTTGGCACTGGTGGGCGTCACGTCCATCAGCTGCACCAACAGCTCGCCGTAGTCCTGCCCGGCGCGCTCCTTCAGCGCCGCGCCCACCGTCACGGGGTCGACCGGCTGCGCTTCCTGAAACAACTGCCGGATGCAGCCGTACACCGTGCGGTAGACCGACGACACGAACATAGCCTCCGACGTATCCGCCAGCACATCGGCAATACAGTCCGAATCGATCAGCATCGCACCCAGCACGGCGGCCTGCGCCGTCGCCAGCCTCTGGGACTGGATGGGGGCGTCAATTGTCATATCTCGTAGTCACCCTTCCTCTCCTGCACACGGGTGGATGCCGGCACGGCAGGGGAGGGCGCGTCCAGCTCGTCGGCGTCCTTCCACCTCTGGCCGTTTAGGAACGTGGCCACGTGGGGGATGCCAATGCCACGCTGCCACTCCTCCGTGGCCAGCAGCTTCTCCAACGCCCGCCCGATCCGGGCGATTAGTGCGTCGTCCGGCTTCAGTTTGTCCCAGGCGTCCATGGCCCGCTGCTTGTTCCGCCGCCCCTTGGCCGGGTAGTAGCTCCACATCCCCGCGAAGCGCTCCGGCTTCCAGTCCGGCTGCTCCCGCGGCACACCCTTGTGCACACGTTTTTGCACACTTTCCCCCAATGGGGGTATGGGGGTTATATTATAATTATCTGTTCTTATATTGTGGGGGGTCGACTTTTTTGCCGACACCCCCCCGACTTTTTTGCCGAGAGGGGTGTCGGCATTTTTGCCGACACCCCTTGTGCAAACACCGGCGAAGATCCGTCGCTCGCTGCCGGTGGCCGTAGGCACCATCTCGACCGTCAGATAGCCCGCGTCCCGGAGCTTCCGGATCAGCCGCGTCACCGTGTCCGCCGACCATCCGTACAGCTCGGCGAAGTAGTCGTTCTTCGCCCAGCAGAAGCCCTTCCGGTCGCACAGTGCGGAGATCTCGCCGTACAGCAGCTTCGCGTTGGCAGGGAGGCGGTCGTCGTACCGCACGGGGGCGGGGATGACGCCCCAATAGGCGGGCTGTTCAAATTTTTTGCTCATGGCAGTCCTTACCCCCTTGCATAAGCCTCCAGGCTCTGGTATAATTATCTTGCTCGTATGAAGCGCGTGCGCTTCAACTCACCGAACCGCCTTCTGGCTCCACCCAGAGGGCGGTTCTTTTTTTTTGCCTTCCCGCAGCCGTCTACCCATCGGACGACGGCTGCCGCACCGGCTGCCGCGCAGATGTACTGCACCGCCATTGCCCAGCTATCCACAGATCACACCTCCCTCCGGCGTGTCGATCACCGCGTACCGGATGTCGGTGTAGTACTTCTTCCAGCGGGCCGGGTCCTCTATGCCGCCGCCCGAGCGGAAGAAGTAGAACTTCTTGGCGGAAAGATCCGTCGGATCCACGTCAAAGCACCCCACCCGGTAGGTGGCGTCCTTGTAGAAACTCAGCGCGCCTGTCCGTACCACCACCAGCTCGCCCGCCTTGGGCCGCGAATCGGCATGCCGAAGATCTAACCAATGCCATGTTGTCACGCTCGTCACCTCCCAATCAGTCATGCGTTTCGTACTCGTCCAAAAACTCCGCGTAGCAGCTCGGACAAAAGTAGCCGATCACCTTCGTGGTACCGCTGCCTTCGCGGTGAAGAATGCACTCACACGAGCGCTTTAAGCGCTCCTGCCCACACTTCATGCACCGGCAGATATATCGCTCATCCGCGTAGACGAGGTCGCGCTGCCAATCGTAAAAACCCATAGTCAGCACGCCTTTGCCCACGCGGCGAACAGCTCGTCTTTGGGGATGCGCGCCGCCTTGGCGATAGCCGCGATTTCCTTTCCGGAGCAGCTGGGCAGGTCCTTGATCCGGGCATAGATGGTGCTGCGGCTCATGCCTGCCGCCCGTGCCATGCCGTCCAGACCGCCGTGCAGGGCGTAGGCCTGCGCCTTGATGCGGACCGCCATGTCCTTGGCGGCGTCTGTCTTCGCGCTCAAAATCGTCCGGGGCATCACTGCACCTCCTCTGCGTACTGCAAGGCCAGTGCGGCCTGCACGATATCCCCCAGCTCGCAGGCGATCTCCTCGAAAAGCGCCCGCTCGCCGTCGCTGATGACGCCGTCCTCGGCGATCTCCATCAGCTGGTCGCTGCGGTGCGCCTCCGCGAAGCGCATCACCCGCCGTACCAACTTGATCACCGCCACCGGCAGCGGCTCCGGCCGCGCCTCCTGCACGCAGTCCGGCAGCAGCGCCGTCTTCAGCTGCAGATGCTGCAAGCCTAAGTACTGCACGTTGTACACCGCGCACATCCGCGCCACGATGTCGTCGCCCGGCAGCCGCTCCCCGGACTCGTAGGCGCGGATGCTGGTGTCGCTGACCGCCAGACGTTCCGCCGCGGCCTCCTGCGTCAGACCCGCCGCTTTCCGGGCGGTCTGGTAGATGTTTCCGCCGTCCCTTGCCATGGACAACTCCTCCTTTCTCCGCTATGCTGACCTCAGTGAGCGGCGTCGCTCATCAGCTCCATCTCCGTGCACTGCAAGATCGCGCACAGCATGGCGCGGTGCTTCTTGCAGGGCGTCGCCTTGCCTCGTTCCCAGTAGCTGATCACCGACCTGTCGACGTTCAGCTTGTCCGCCAGCGCCTCCTGCGTCATGCCGGTGCGCTCTCGGTACTCCTTGATCCGCACTTGATTCACCTCCAATCGTGAAATTTCACCTTGCGCGCCGGAAAAAAGGGTGGTATAGTGTTCATGTCAGCAAACAACTACACACCCGTTTTTCCGAGGGGGATACAACCTGCGCAAGACCCAGTGGAAACCCTCAACTTTTTGAACGCAAAGGGAAAGACATGAAAAACGACAGTCAGATCACCGCCTGCGACGCCAAGGTGCTGCGCTACTTCCGCAAGCATGGCCCCGCGCCAACCGCTGACGCTAAAAAGGCGCTTGCAGATGTCAGCTCAGTCGGACACCGCATCGTCGCGCTGGCTCATCCCGATGCCGCGCTTCTCTCCGAAGACGTGGACACTGATCTGTCGGCAACGCGGGCGCTCCATCAGGGCCTCGGCGTCTACCGCATCACGCCCAAGGGCGAGATTGCGCTGGACGACTACCTTGCGGAGCGAAAGCGGTACTGGAAGGAGCTTCTGCTGAAAAGCCTGTGGTTCCCTATCGCAGTATCGTTTGCAACTGCCCTACTAACAACACTGTTAACACTGATGTTAACAAGGCAGTTACGATAGAAAGCGCGATCTGGACGACAAGGATCATCCACACGTCGCAGTCTTCCAGCTTCTCGACCAGCCAGTCCGAAAACCGTCGCATTTTTCCACCTCCCTCTCGTTCTCACCTGAGGGACAAGTTAAGCATAAATGAGAAATTTCTCATTGCCAATATAAAATGCGAAATTTCTTATTTGTTGTTTGTATTCACAATTTTTGAGTTTATATTTTGTGTATATCATCTACAGCGGAGGCGCATCATGAGCAACGACACATCTCACGTCATGCCTTTTAGTCACCCGGAAGATCTCTCTGACTACGTGGTCATAGATTTAGAAACTACGGGCGTCGACCCCCAAGCATGTAAAATTATCCAACTCGCCGCAGTGCGATACATCGGGCACCAAGAGAGCGACAGTTACAAAACCTACGTCAATCCGGGATGCCCTATACCGGCCACAGTGACGGAGTTGACTGGGATCACGGGAGATATGGTCGCCGCTGCTCCAACCATCGACGAGGTGATTGACACTTTTGCAGAATTTGTATCCGCCTCCCCGTACACCGCAGGGTGGAATGTTTCTTTTGATGCCAGTTTCTTGGAGGCGGCGGAGGGGATTATTCGAGAATGCTTCGCCCGTTGCTTTGACGTGATGACGCTCTACGGGCGAGTCACTGGTCATCCTTACAGTAAACTATCTGATGCATGCGATGAGATCGGTTACATGGCGCGCTTCCACGATGCGCTCGAGGATTGTCGCGCGTGTGGAGCAATCCTATCTTGGCTTTGCGGTGAAAATAGATTAGATCACGCACTTCACAGCAAAGGAGAACGAAATGCTGCGCTACGGTCCTATCTTCAAAGGTCTGCGTCGGGAACGTGTCCAATATTAGTCGGCGATGTATACCGAGGCGGGGAATTGGATGGCAAAGCCGTCGTATTTACTGGCGCATTAAGCTTTCCGCGCGCAGCAGCAAAATCCCTCGCAGAGGCTGCCGGCGCCACCGTAAAAAGCGCCGTATCGAAAAAGACCGACTATCTGGTGGTCGGAGAACAAGACAAAATCATCGTCGGATGCGACGGCATGAGTGACAAGGAAGAAAAGGCAGCCGCGCTCAATGCGAAAGGCGCATCAATTGCCGTGATATCCGAGCAGGAGTTCTTGAAGCTCCTATAATCTCATTTGACGAGGCCACTATGGATAAAGAACTTTTTGTAAGAAATATCAAAGAAAGGTGTCGAGCAAAAGGAGTTAAGCCCACGGTAGCTTGCCGTGAAAGCGGTGTTGGAACCAGCTTCATTACGGACATAAATAAGGGCACGACTCCCTCTGTGGCCAAGGTGCAGTTATTGGCGCAGTATCTCGGCTGCACCGTCTCCGACCTGCTGGGGGAGAAAGAGACGCCGCCGGATCCGGTGCGACAGGAGTTTATGCGCCTGCTGGACAGCATGACCGCCGAGCAGCGGAACGAACTGTTTGCCTTCATGCTTCGCCTGAGGCGGGAGCGGGAAAAATAAAACGGTGCCCGAATCGGGCACCGTCTCTCAGAGGATCTCGCCGCTAATGATTTTCAGCGCGGCCGCCAGGGCCTCGGCCTGCGCCGCTTCGTCCAGAGTGTCGAACAACGCCAACAAATCCTCCTCCCACTCACTCATGTCGCGTCCCTCCTCAAATATTACCTTTATTGTACCACTTCGACAAAATATATCCAGTAAAATGCAAATTCTTTGCGAAAAATATACGTAAGCGGCAGATTTGCCGCGGAAAGAGGTCAAAAATGAAGAAAATTTCCGTGTTCCTGATGGCCGCCGTTTTGGCACTGTCCATCTGCGCCTGCGGCAGCACGCCCGCCAACAATGGCGGCGAGCAGACTAAAGAACCCGCCTCTCCTCCCGACCTGACCGGCGAGTGGAAGCAGGTCAACAGCAACTCCGAGGACACCTGGCAGGCGGCCACGATCTCCGGCAGCGAGATCGTCGTCAACTGGGTTTCTGATAACGGCGACACGAAGAGCCTGTACTGGGCGGGAACATTCGTTGCTCCCACCACGACCGACGAGCCTTACTCCTGGGATTCTCAGAACGACAAAGAGCAGACCTCCCTCGCACTTCTGGCCAGCGGCGACGACACCAAGACATTCACCTACGCCAACGGCCAGCTGAGCTACGAGGCCAGCGCTCTCGGCTCCACCATGACCATTCGCATGGAGAAGGTCGGCTAAAAAAAGACAGAGGCGGTGCCCGAATCGGACACCGCCCTTCTTGATGATGGGGGGGATGTTATGAAGTGCAAGAATAAGGGCTGCGGCCGCGAGATAGACGCCGACTCCGTCTACTGTAAATGGTGCGGCACCCGGCAGGTCCGGGAGCAGCGCAGCAAGAACACCGCCCACACGCCCACCGCCCGGAAGCTGCCAAGCGGCTCGTGGGCCTGCCGCGTCCGCGTCAACGGGCAGGACGTGTCCATCACCCGCGAGACCAAGGAGGAGGCCATTGCCGAGGCCATGGCCATCAAGCACGGCCTCAAAGCTCCGGACACGCCCCGCGTCACCATGACGCTGGAGGCTGCCTACAAAGCCTATATCGAGTCCCGCGATGGCGTTCTGTCTCCCTCCACCGTGGCCGGGTATAAACGCCTCCAGCGCAACACATTTCAGCGGCTCATGCCGATGCAACTCTCGTCCATCACTTCCGAGCACATTCAGCGGGAGATCTCCGCCATGACGAAGAGCAAAAAAAGCCCGAAATACATCGCCAACGCAGAGGGCCTTCTTTCCTCAGTCCTAAAACAAACCATGCCGGACAGGCACTACTCTCTGCATCTCCCAGCTAAACGAAAGCCGGACCTTCGACAACCAGACGACAAAGAGATTGGAGCGATCCTGACCGCCTTCCGTGGCAGCCCTATCGAGCTGCCGGTGCTCATGGCCCTCTGGATGGGTATGCGGATGTCGGAGATCCTCGGCGCACGGCGCGAGGATATTGACGGCGGAAAACTGCACATCTGCCGGGCGGTCGTCCTGGACGAAAACAACAAGCCCGCGGAGAAGGACAGCGCCAAGACCTATGCTGGAGACAGGTGGGTCAGCGTCCCCGGCTACATTGCCCAGCTCATCGCGGCCACCGGGCGCGACAGCGGGCCGCTGGTGACTTTCTCCGGGGCAGCTATTTATAAGCGGTTCGTCCGCACGCTGGATCAGGCAGGCATCCCCCGCTGCCGCTTCCATGACCTACGGCACATTAACGCCGCCGTCATGGTGCGCCTGGGCGTGGACTCAAAATATGCCCAGGAGCGAAACGGCTGGGCCTCCGATCGGATGTATAAGCAGGTCTACGCCTACGCCATGTCAGATCAAATGACCGCGATCAACGAGAGCATAGACGACTATTTTGGCAACAAAATGACAACTGGAAATGAAGAAAGCACGTAATCATGCGGTTTATAGTCATTTAGCCCACGGGTTCGACTCCCCTCAGCTCCACCAAAAGTCCACCGTAATTTTGATAGAATTACGGTGGACTTTTTCTATTGTTTAGGCGCTGGTTACTTGCTAAAATGAAGATATACCTATGCGAGAATTTTCCGAGTACCTGTACACCGTCGAAAAACACTTGGAATAAATTACGTTAGGAGGAAAGAAAGCTAATGTACTATCACGCATCATCTGTTAAGGGTATTACACGACTAACGCCGCAGAGTTCGAATCATGGTATTCCTTTGGTTTATTTTTCCACAAAAAGAGAAAACGTATTGGTCTATTTGAGCAATTCCATCGAAAAGTATTGCGTGGAAACCGGCTTTTCTTATGATGGAAAATGCCAAAAATGGGGGCCGTATGGTTTTGGTAAAGATGGGCGGCAACGTTTGGAAGAGTATTATCCCAATGCTCTGATAAGCACATACAAAGGCGTATCCGGGTATATTTATTCTGCCGAGTCAATTTCAGATTCCGGTTTTTCGGTTCAAATACCGGATGTCGCTACCAGTAGCATACCGGTCGATATATCCGGTGTGGAGTTTATCCCAGATGCCTATGAAGCAATTTTACAGGCGGAACGAGAAGGTCTGCTTACGATTATCCGATATGAAGAAATGAATGATAAAATGAGAGCATGGAACAAAAAGATTATTTTGGAAGAATACGAGAACGCATCCGATCATCCGGAGTATCGGCATTTCTTAAAAGGATACTTTTCCGAAATTCTTTGTGGTCGATGACTGCGTATATTCTTGCCTGTGCCGTAAGTAAAGAGCAACGATAAAAATCACCACTTTCCCTTAAATTGAAAATGCACCCCCTAAGCGTCCGGGGGCGCATTCTATCAAAGTTAAGGCTATTTACCAAACAGGTATTGGACGAACACATATTTCTTTAACGGCGGTTTCGCTGTGAAATGTTCGCTCTGATCCACAACAAAAAGCGCCGTCTTGGGAGTGATCCCGAGGCGGCGCTTTTTCTATACTCCAAATCGCTCTAAAACTTGACAATATGGTTGTTTTATCCTGCACCGTTTTGGTGCGGGATATCTTTTTCGCTTCATACCTCCGGCAGCTTGCCCTAAGTCCCTTTCCCGACGGTGCCGTCAGCGGCGCGGCGGGGCAGACGCAAAAAAATGGGGCGGTGTTGGCGGGAAAAGGGCAACCGGAGGGGGAATGGCGCGGAGAAGATGAAGGGGGGCTATGCGATGCACGAGAACAGGAGAGCGCAGGGAGACAAAGAGGGCACATGGACCGAGTGCGATCTGTGCGGCCGAGAGATCGGTTGGGGCGAGAGCTACTACCGGGTGGGCGGTGAAAATGTGTGCCGGAGCTGTCTGGCGGATTTTGCCGCCCAAATCCTGCGGGTGTATGAGGTGAGAGGGGGAGAGGACGTATAGGCGGGAGAAAGCGCAGTTCGGAAAAGGAGATACGGAGCTGTCTGACCGATGCAGCGCGGCAGCTGAACCGCGCCGCAGCCACCGCCGCGGGGCGGATGGAGGAGGGGACGGCGGATGTGAAGGAGCTGAAGGAGTTGGCGGCGGTCTTACAGACGCTGGCGGGTCTGGAGAAGGTGTTGGAGCCGATGCAGGCGGCAGGAAAAAAGACAGATAGTACAGTGCGGGTGGTGCTGTCCGAGGAAGCGGAGGAGCTGAGCCAATGAGCGGCGTCACCGTGGCGCTGGGGACGCCCAACCCGCGGCAGCGGGAGTTCTTACAGTGCCGGAAAAAGTACGTTGCCTTCGGCGGCGCACGGGGCGGCGGCAAAAGCTGGGCGGTGCGGTGCAAGGCAAAGCTGCTGGCGCTGCGGTATCCGGGCATTCGGCTGCTGCTGGTGCGGCGGAGCCTGCCGGAGCTGGAGGCCAACCATCTGACCTTCCTGCGGCGGGAGCTGGCGGAGGTGGCGGAGTACCGGGCGGGCGACAAGCGGTTCGTGTTCGGCAACGGCAGTATTCTGCAATTCGGGTACTGCGGGAGCGACCGGGACTTAGACCGGTATCAGGGAGCGGAGTACGATGTGATCTTTCTGGACGAGGCCACCCAGCTGAAGGAGCTGTGGATGCGGCAGATCGCCGCGTGCCTGCGGGGCGTCAACGATTTTCCCAAGCGGATCTACTACACCTGCAATCCGGGCGGGCCGGGGCATGGGTACATCAAGCGGTTGTTTATCGAACGGCGGTACGAGCCGGGGGAGAACCCGGAGGACTATGCCTTTATCCCGGCGAAGGTCACGGACAACACGGCGCTGCTGGCCCGGCAGCCGGACTATCTCAAGACGCTGGAGGCGCTGCCGCCTAAGCTGCGGCGGGCGTGGCTGGAGGGGCGCTGGGACATCATGGAGGGACAGGTGTTTCAGGAGTTTACGGACGACCCGGCGCACTACGAGGATCGCCAGTGGACCCATGTGATACGGCCCTTTGATGTGCCGCGGGAGTGGAGCGTGTACCGGAGTTATGACTTCGGCTACGCCAAACCCTTTTCCTGCGGCTGGTGGGCGGTGGATCACGACGGATGCGTGTACCGGATCGCAGAGCTGTACGGCTGTACCGCGACGCCCAACGAGGGGGTGCTGTGGACGCCGGACAAGCAGTTCGCGGAGATACGGCGCATCGAGGAGGAGCATCCGCTGCTGCGGGGGCGGCAGATACAGGGGGTGGCTGACCCGGCCATCTGGGACGCCAGCCGGGGCGAGAGCATCTATGAGACGGCGCTGAAGCACCGCATCTTCTTCGTGAAAGGGGACAACCGGCGTATCGCGGGGTGGATGCAGATGCACTATCGGATGAGCTTTGACGAGCAGGGGTATCCCATGCTGTATGTGTTTGAGAACTGCCGGGCGTTCATCCGAACAGTGCCGGCGCTGCTGTACAGCCAGACATCGCCGGAGGACGTGGATACCAGTCAGGAGGATCATGTGGCCGACGAGAGCCGGTACTTCTGCATGACGCGGCCCATCGCGCCGGTGCGGGCAGAGGCGCGGGAGGTGGCCGAGGATCCGCTTGATCTGCGGTCGGGACGGTTCGGAAGCTGGGGCGGCGTGAGAAGAATTTGAGGGGCGCTGTATCGAACCGTGCAACAAAACGGCGGGAGACCACAGAGACAGCAACAAGGAAAGGACGGTGCATATGGAACAGGAGGTCATGCGGCCGAGGATCGGCGCGCAGGAGGTGCTCCGTGCGGCGGAGATCCTGCGCAAGTACCGGCGCGGCAAGGAGAATCTGGACAAGCGCATCATCGACAACGAGCAGTTCTGGAAGCTGCGGCACTGGGAGCAGATGGAAAAGGCGGGGGAGGGCGGCAACCCTGCCGACCCAAGACCCGCCAGCGGGTGGCTGGTGAACTGCATCCTGTCCAAGCACGCGGATGCCATGGACAGCTATCCGGAGCCTACAGTGCTGCCCCGTGAGCCGGACGACCGGGAGGAGGCGGCCAAGCTGACGCGCATCCTGCCGGTGATCCTGAAGAACAACCGGTTCAAGCGGGAGTACGCCAAGGCGTGGTGGAACAAGCTGAAGTCCGGCTGCGCCGTGTACGGCGTGTTCTGGGACGGGGACAAGCTCCACGGACTGGGGGATGTGGACATCCGCAGCATGGATGTGCTGAATCTGTTCTGGGAGCCGGGAGTGCAGGACATTCAGGCATCGGAGCATTTCTTCTCCACAGAGCTGGTGCCGGATCACCGGCTGCTGCGGGAATATCCCCAGCTGGAGGGAAAGCTGGGCCGGGGCGGCGGGGCGCAGGTGAGCCGGTATCTCTACGACGACAGGGTGGATACCTCCGACCGGTCGCTGGTGGTGGACTGGTACTACCACACGGAGGTCAACGGACAGCCGGTGCTGCAATACTGCAAGTTCGTGGGGGAGACGGTGCTGTACGCCACGGAGAACGACCCTGCCTACGCCGAGAAGGGCTGGTACGACCACGGGAAATACCCCTTTGTGTTCGACGTGCTGTTTCCGGAGGAGGGTACGCCCTGCGGCTACGGATATGTGGATCTGTGCAAGTCGGCGCAGAAGCAGATCGATCTGATGAATCAGGCAATTTTGAAAAACGCGCTGGCGGCCACCACGCCCCGGTTCTTCATCCGTTCCGACGGCGCGGTGAACGAGGAGGAGTACGCCGACTGGACGCGGCCCTTTGTCCACACCAACGGGAATCTGGGAGCGGATTCCATCGCACCCATCCGGGTGCCTACGCTGGACGGCGTGTATGTGGCCATTTTGCAGAACAAGGTGGCGGAGATGAAGGAGACGGCGGGCAACCGGGATGTGATGAGCGGCGGTACGGCCGGCGGCGTCACTGCCGCTACCGCCATTGCCGCCTTGCAGGAGGCCGGAGGCAAGCTGTCGCGCAACATGATCGACGACGGGTACGAGGCATTTTCGCAGGTGGTGACGCTGTGCATCGAGCTGGTGCGGCAGTTTTACAGCGTACCCCGGCAGTTCCGGCTGCTGGGCCGGGGTGCGGAGCGGCAGTTTGATCTGTTCGACAACGGCGGGTTGCAGCCGCAGCTTATGGAGCTGGGCGGCTACCGGGTGCCGGAGTTCGATCTGGAGGTGGCGGCGCAGAACGAGACGCCCTACAAGACCATGGAGTACAACCAGCTGGCCTTGCAGCTGTTCCAGATGGGCTTTTTCCGGGCGGACATGGCCGAGCAGGCCCTGCGGTGTCTGGATCTGATGGAGTTCAGGAACAAGGATCAGCTGGCGGCGGTGATCCGGCAGGGACGGCAGCGTACCCAACAGGTGGAGTGGCTGCAGGGGCAGCTTATGACGGCGCTGAGGCTGCTGGACGCCCGGCAGGGCTCACAGCTGGCGGAGGAGCTGGCACGGGAGATGGGCGGCGCAGAGAGCGGCGGAGAGCTGAACGCCGGCGGTCTGCGGACGCCGGACGCAGGCGCCGGTGCGCTGGACACCATGGAGCGGACGCGGCAGCGCTCCCGCGAGGCGGTGCGGCCCCGATGATACGGGTGAGGGCCGGTGAACGGCGCATCACGGTCAGCGGCCATGCGGGATACGCGCCGGCGGGACAGGATATCGTGTGCGCCGCCGTATCGGCGCTGATGTACGCGCTGGCAGGGTATCTGGAGGAGACGGGACAGGCGGCGCGATCGGACATACGCAGGGGCTATGCGGATATCGAAGGCGCGGAGGGCTGCGGCGCGGCCTTTGCGCTGGTGCGGTGCGGCATGGAGCAGCTGGCCGCGGCGTATCCCGGCTGTGTGGAGATGACAGGGTCGTGACCTACCACGGGAAGGAGAGGCTATGAAGCAGCTTTGGATGGACTGGCAGACGTTTGCCGAGGAGGTGGGCGATGCCGGTCAGGAGACGGGCGCGGTGGAAGGCGGGCAGGCGGCTCCCGACGCCGGGGAGCAAGACGATTTCGCGGAGCTGATCCGGGGAAGGTACAAGGCACAGTTTGACGCCCGCGTACAGAAGATCCTGGACGGACGGCTGCGGGGGCTGCGGCAGGAGAACGCACGGCTGCGGCAGGAGACGCAGGCACACCGGGAGAGACAGGCCGGGGCGCTGCTGCGCTTACAGGCGGAGGAGGAGCGGATCCGGCAGGTGTATCCGGACTTCGACTGGAAGCGAGAGCTGGCATCGCCCCAGTTCGGACGGCTGGTGACGGCGGGAGTGGACGGGCAGACCGCCTACGAGATCGTACACCGGCAGGAGCTTTTGCAGGCGGCGATGGCCTATGCGGCGGCGCAGGCCCGCAGCCAGACGGCAAGAGCCATTGCGTCCGGCGGCGGACGTGTGGCGGAGAACCGGGGCGGCAGCCGCACGGTGACACGCAGCGACCCGAAAAGCCTGTCCAGCCGGGAGCTGGCGGACATCCGGAGACGGGTGCAGGACGGAGAGAAGATTCGATTCTGAAAACAGGGAGGAAGAGAGCATGGAGAAAATGAATTTGCAGATGTTCGCGGGGGAGATGAACACCCAGACCACGGGCGGTCTCAGCGCGGAGATGAAGACCTACTACGGCATGGAGCTGCTGGAGAACGCACGCCCCCAGCTGGTGCATAACCAGTTTGCCGCCACCAAGGGCTTGCCCGTGGGCGGCGGCAAGACCGTGGAGTGGCGTAAGTTCGGCGCCTTCGACAAGGCGCTGACACCGCTGACCGAGGGCGTGACCCCCGACGGCAGCGGTATCTCCGTCAGCTACATCACCAAGGAGCTGGCACAGTACGGCGACTACACCACCGTGTCCGATATGCTGGATCTGACGGCTATCGACGACGTGGTGCTGGAGATCACCGACCGCCACGGCGCCAATATGGGTCTGACGCTGGACACCGTGACCCGCAATGAGATCCAGCAGGGCGAGCAGGTCATCTATGCGCCCAGAAAGGACGGCAACAGCAGCACCGAGGTGGTACACCGCTACGCGCTGGACGGTCAGTGCAAGATGACCAGCGAGCTGGTGGCCAAGGCCGCCACCCAGCTGAAGAAGATGAATGCGCCTACCTTCGACGGAAAGTATGTGTGCATCATCCATCCCAGCGTGGCCTTTGACCTGCGTCAGGACGAGGCGTGGATCGCCGCACACCAGTACGCTGCCGCTACGGAGCTGTTCTCCGGCGAGATCGGCGAGCTGCACGGTGTGCGCTTCGTGGAGACCACCGAAGCCAAGATCTACCGCGGCGGCGATCTGGCGGAGGATGCCCGCACCCTGACGGTCAGCGGCGCGGTGAACAACGGTACTGAGGTGCCCTTCACCGGCGGTGCGGTGAAGGCCGACGCGCTGGCGGGACGCTATGTGCTCATCGGCGGCAAGCGCGTGAAGGTGGTCTCCAACACCACCGGCAAGCTGGTGCTGGAGCAGGCTGTCACCGCCACCGACAAGGCGGTGATCTATCCCGGCGAGGGCGGTAAGGACGGCTGTGCCGTGTACGGCTGCCTGTTCCTGGGCAAGGGCGCCTACGGCGTGGTGGATCTCAGCGAGGGTACGGAGGTCATCGTGAAGCCCCGCGGCTCCTCCGGTACCGCCGACCCGCTGGATCAGCGCTCCAGCGTGGGCTGGAAGGGCGTTCACGCCGCCGCTATCCTGTACGACGAGTACATGGTGCGCGTGGAGTGCGGCTCCAGTTATTCCGGCGAGGACAAGGCCAACTGACGCGGCGCGGGAGGGGCGGAAGTCCCCTCCCGCCGTGAAGCGGAACTGTGAAAGGAGAAAGGCGTTATGAAAGAGCAGATGGTGACGATCTTCCTGCCCCGCGGCAGAAAGAACGAGGAGAACTTTGTGATCGTGTCCGTCAACGGGCGGAGCTGGAAGATCATGAAGGGCGTGCAGGTACAGGTGCCCGACTACGTGGCGGAGGTGCTGGAGAACAGCCGCATGATGGCGGAGACCGCCCGCCGCTATGTGGACGAGCGCGCCAACTGAGGTGCCGGATATGAGCAGACTGACAGCGGGGCGGATGCTGGGCAGGGTGGACGCCCTGCTGCCCAACCAGTACAGCAGAGAGGAGAAGATGCGGTGGCTGGCGGAGGCGGAGGGCTTCGTGCTGCGAGAGGTACAGCAGCTGGCGGGGGCACTGCCGGAGGTGACGGAGGACTATGTGCTGACGGCGGAGGCGCCCTATGACCAGATGTACCGGTACTATGTGGAGGCGCAGATCCACTATGCCAACGGCGAGACGGTGCGGTACAACAACGCGGCAGCCCAGTGGAACAACGCCTTTCTGACCTACAAGGACTACTGCTGCCGTACGGCGGCACCCCGTCGTACCACGGCGGCGCTGCATCTGTTTTAAGGGGGTGAGGGAATGTTTTTTCCCAAACTGACGGCGCCGCCGCAGCAGCGGATCACGGCAGACCGGTTTCTGGGGCTGGACCGGCGGGGCGGCAGTCCCATGGGGAGCTTTCGGGAGATGGAGAACCTGTGGGCCGGCGGGTATCCGGTCATGGAGACAAGGCCCGCCCGAGGTGTGGTGAACATGCTGAAGGAACCCCACGGCCTGATATGCCGGGACGCGCCGGTGTGGGTGGACGGCCGGACGCTGTTCATCAACGGGCAGAAAACGGAGCTGGTGCTGACCGACGGCGACAAGCAGCTGGTGAGCATGGGCGCGTACCTGCTGATCTGGCCGGATAAGAAGTACATCAACACGCAGAACCTGACGGAGTACGGCGGGTTGGAGAACCGCACCGTTTCCACGGGGGAGGTGACGGTTTCGCTGTGCAGGAGCAGCGGCGAGGAGCTGGGCAGCTACTCCATCGGAGAGGAGGCACCTGTGTCGCCGGGAACGGGCAGCCTGTGGATGGATACGGCGGACGGCGAGCCAGTGCTCAAGCGCTATGACGGCGGCTCGTGGCTGGAGGTGGAGAACGTATGCACCAAGGTGGCGGCCATCGGTATCGGACGGGGCTTCGCCGCCGGGGACGGCGTGACCGTGCGGGGCTGCGAGACGGAGGGGGTAGACGGACTCTATCCCTTGCAGGCGGCGGACGAGAACTGGATCGCGGTGCCGGGGATGTGCCGGACGGTGGGCAGCCAGACGGCGGCAGTGACGGTGGAGCGCACCATCCCGGACATGGATTTCGTGGTGGAGCAGGGCAACCGTCTGTGGGGCTGCAAGTACGGCATCGTCAACGGAGAGCCGGTGAACGAGATCTACGCCAGCAAGCTGGGGGATTTCCGGAACTGGAACAGCTTTGCGGGCTTGAGCACCGACAGCTATGCGGCGGCCAGAGGCTCCGACGGCGTGTTTACTGGCGCGGCGGCGTGTCTGGGCGGCGTGATCTTCTTTAAGGAGGACTGCGTGGAGCGGGTGTATCCCAGCGCGGCAGGCGCACACCAGATCGTGACGCTGCGGTGCCCCGGCGTGAAGAAGGGCTGCGGCGGCAGTGCGGCGCTGGTGGATGGGACGCTGCTCTATGTGGGGCTGAACGGCGTGTACGCCTTCGACGGCAGTATGCCGGCCTGCGTGTCGCAGCCGCTGGGGAACGCGCGGCTGGAGAATGCCGCAGCCGCCGGGTGGAACGGCCAGTACTGGCTGGCGGCGCGGGATGCTGCGGGGAAGCGGCATGTGCTGGTGTACGACACCGCCCACGGTCTGTGGCACAGGCAGGACGACGCGGACATCATGGCGTTTGCCGTGTGCGACGGGGCGCTGTACGGTCTGGAGCGCGGCGGGGCGCTGCTGGACATGACCGGCGGCAGCGGCACACAGGAGGAGACAGTGCGGTGGATGGCGGAGACGGGCGAGCTGGGACTGTCAACGCCGGAGAGCAAGTATCTGACGCGGCTGGAGCTGCGGGTGCAGCCGGAGGGCCGGGCGCGGCTGGAGGCACTTGTCAGCTATGACGGCGGGCGGTGCTGGGAGACGCTGGGGGAGGTCATCGGCGGCGATGGACAGACCCGCGGCTACCTGCTGCATCTGCGGCCCCGGCGGTGCAGACAGCTGCGTCTGCGGCTGAAGGGCGTGGGACGGTGCCGGGTATACAGCCTGTCGGCGGTGTATGAGAAGGGGAGTGACGGCCCGTGAGCACGTTTGCCATGCCCGCCTGCCCCACAGGTACCTTACAGCAGCAGGTGATGCAGCAGTATTCCTACCTGTTTCAGATGGCACAGCAGCTGAATCTGGCGCTGGAGCAGCTGGAGCAGACAGGGAGCCGTGTGCGTCCCGCCTATGCGTCCGCCGCCGGTGCGGCGGGGAGCACCAAGCAGACAGAGGCAGACCGGCAGTACCAGAAGCTGCGGACGATGATCGTCAAGACAGCGGATCAGGTGCGGCGCACGACGGAGGAGCTGACGGCACGGCTGGAGGAGGAATATGTGGCGGTGTCGGATTTCGGCAGCTATGTGGCGGCCCTCAGCGCCTATCTGGAGGCGAATCCGGAGGCCATCACCCAGTATTACAGCTTTTTCTCCGACCTGAAGGCCGATGTGGCGGCGGTGGACGCCGCGTTTCAGCACTACAAGGTGGACACGGAGGGATATATCCGCACGGGCATCGTCTATTACGACGGGGCAATGCCGGTGTACGGTGTGGCGGTGGGACAGGATCTGACCTGCCGCGAGGTGGACGGAGAGCAGCTGGTGGAGCAGAACAACTTCCGGGCGGTGTTTACGGCCACGCGGCTGTCCTTCTGGCAGGACGCCACAGAGGTGGCCTATGTGTCCAATAACCGGCTGTATATCACGAATATCACGGTGCTGGGCGGTATCGCCATTGGCGCATGGAGCGTGGCGGCGGCGGAGAGCGGCCTGACGTTCCGGTGGATCGGAGGGTGAGTGATGAGTATTACACTGGATACGGTGAACTGGGGAAGCGCACCGAATATCGGCGTTACGTTTTCCTATGACAGCCGGCGGTCGGGGCAGGATATGCTCTATCGCGTCTACGCATCGCTGTCACCGGTGACAGGCGGCTCCTATTTCGGCTATCCCGTTTATATCTCGCTGTATCTGGACGGGGCGTGCGAGGTCAGCGGCGACACGATGAAGGCGGCATCACCGGAGCGGTGGAGCAGCAGTATCGACTACGACAGCGGGTGGATCACGGTCTCCGGGAAAAGCGGCGGCACCACGGCGCTGACGGTGCGGCTGTACAGCGGCTCCGGCTCCAGCCGTGACCAGCGGTACAACTATTCGTTGGAGGTGGAGCCGGGCAGCTCGCTGGAGGACTTCAGATTGGCGGCGGGAGACGCTACCATCGGACAGACGGGAACACTGACGGTGACGAAGCCGGGCAGCGGCTATGAGTTCCGATTCTCCTACACCTTTGGCAGCAGCTCGGGTACGCTGAGCGGGACTTCGCTGAAGCAGGTGAGCCAGACGGCGGCAAAGGCGGTGTACCAGTGGAAGGTACCGGCGGCACTGGCCAACCAGATCCCCAATGCGCTGTGGGGCGTGGGCACGATGACCATGGCGATCTACGACGGCGGCGACTATATCGGCAGCGTGCAGGCGTCCTTTACCGCCTATGTGCCGGAATCCATGCGGCCCACCGCCGCGTTGCAGGTGACAGTGATCAACGACAACGCGGTGGTCAAGGGGTGGAACCTGTGCTTGCAGGGACTGAGCCGCCTGCAATACACCGTGAAGGCGTCCGGTAAGGGCGGTGCATCCGTGAAAACGTGCAGCTTCAGCTTTGCGGGACAGACGGTGACGGGAGCCTCCGGTACCACGGCGCTCATCGGCTCGGCGGGTACCATGAAACCATCCGTCACGGTGACAGATAGCCGAGGGCGGACGGCTACGGTGACAGGCAGCGCCATTAAGGTGTATGCCTACCGGCAGCCGGTGATCGCAGACAGCGGCGTGACGCGGTGCGACGCAGACGGCGTACCGGCGGATGACGGCGCATATCTGAAGGTGTGGTGTAAGGCATCCTGCGCCGATGTGGAGAGTCGGAATACAGTAAAGGTACGGGCGCGTTACCGCCCCATGGGCGGCGACTGGAGCGGCTATACCACACTGAGCAGCGGCGTGAAGAAGCTGCTGGGCGGCGGTCTGGCAGCCACTGCCTCCTATGAGGTGGAGCTGTCTGCCGTGGATACGGTGGGCAGTGTGCGGACTGTGCGGTATACGGCGTCCACGTCACAGGTGACGCTGCACCTGCGTAACGGCGGAAAGGGCGCGGCTTTCGGCAAATACGGGGAACGGGAGGCGCTGGAATGTGCGTGGCCGGCGGTGTTTTACGGAGACGCGGAGGTGGCCGGTGAATTGACACTGGGTGGCAGACCGCTGGCGGACGTGCTGTGGCCGGTGGGCAGCGTGCGGTTCACTGCGGAGGCTGTGCCGCCGCAGCCCTCGCCGGAAAACGCAGTATGGGAGAGCGCCGCCACCGGCATCGAGGGGCTGTACGCATGGCGCAGGACCACATGAGGAGAAAGGACGGAACGAATGGCATCCACATACAAAATGGTGGCATACGGCTCGCAGGGCGACGCGGTGCGGCAGCTGCAAAGCGAGCTAAACAAGCACGGCTATCAGCTGAAGGAGGATGGAATCTTCGGGAAAAACACGAGATCCGCCGTGCGGGATTACCAGAAGAAGAACAATCTGCGGCTGGACGGTATTGCCGGTGACGAGACATGGGGCAGCCTGATGGCACCTGCTCCGGCAGAGCCGGAGGCACCGCCTGCGCCTGTAGCCAAGCCGTCGGAAAAGACGGCAAGGGAACTGGAAAGACTGGAGAAGGGCTATGCGCCCTCAGAGGATGTGACAGCGGCGCTGGCGTACCGCGACAGTGTGGCGGCGCTGCGGCCCGACGCATACGAGTCTGTTTACGGACAGCAGATGGCGGCACTGTACGACGACATGACGAACCGAGAGCCGTTTTCCTACGACCCGGAGGAGGACGCCGCCTTTGCCCGGTATGCCAAGATGTACCGACAGAAGGGCCGCGCCGCCATGGAGGATACCATGGGGCAGACGGCGGCGCTGACCGGCGGCTACGCCTCCAGCTATGCGGAGACGGCGGGACAGCAGGCATACGAGCGGTATATGCAGGAGCTGATGGCCATGCTGCCGGAGTTCCAGGAGCAGGCGCAGAAGACCTACGACCGGGAGGGACAGGCTCTGCGGGAGCAGTATGACCTGCTGGACAAACAGGAAAAGCAGCATTACGACCGCTGGCAGGACGATCTGTCCGCGTGGGAACGGGAGTATGCACGGGCGCAGGCGCAGTACGACAGTGCTGGGCAGCAGGATAGAAAGCTGTATGAGACGGCGCTGGCCCACTACCGCAGCATGGCGCAGCAGGAGCAGAAGCTGTCCGCCTCCGGCGCGGAGGTGGACAGGGGCGAGGCAGCGGCCTCCGGCGGGGAGTCCCTTAGCTCCACGGCGGCGGACAGCCTGTACCGGGCGGCAGGAAACTATCTTAAAAAGGGAAAGGTGCAGGAGGCTGCGGCGCTGCTGGGACAGTACGGCGGCCGTATGACGCCGGCGCAGAGGAAGCGCTTTGAAAAGCTGTTCACCAGTCACGGACAGTCTGTGACCCTGTGACTGACCGGGAAAAACTGTTGCATTTACAGGCGGTGTATGATACCATATCGTCGGCGCATTGGTGCGGGGCGGCGTGCGCGCTGCTCCGCACGCTTTATGAGTGCTGCCGAAAGGAGAACGACATGGAGAAAAAAGAAAATTTCCTGCGCAGGACGGCAGGTCTGCTGGCGCTTCTGATGGCTCTGAGCCTTTTTGCGGTGGGGTGCGGAGAAAAGCCCACGGAGCCCGATGAGCCGGATGCGGATACGCAGCCCAAGCCCACGGATATCGTGTTGGTGGAGCCGGACGCCCCGGAGGTACCGGTGGATTTTGAGACGGCGCAGAAGACGTGGCCCGACGTCTACGCCTATATGAAGATCCCCGGCGCCAGCAACATGGCCATCCGGGAGGGCAACTTCCTGGTGCAGCGGCCCGGTGACGACGATTACTATCTGTACCGCGATCTGGACGGGAAGGACAACAAGGCCGGTTCGATGTATACCCAGGCCAGCCTGAATAAGCCGGATATGAGCGACCCTGTGACGGTGATCTACGGTCACAATATGCGCAACGGTACCATGCTGGGCGGTCTGCGGAACTACGCCAACGCCATGCACTTCGAGGATAAGCCCGTGGTGGAGGTCTATCAGCCGGGGCGGAAGATGACGTACCGCATTTTTGCGGCGATCCCCTATGACGATAGTATCATCCTGAAGTGCCACGATTTTACGGACGAGCAGGATTTCACCGACTTCTTCACGGCGCTGGGCAAGGCTGCCGCAGATAAGAACTACACCGGCACGGATGAAAAGAATGCATTTTGCCCGTTCCTCGGCAGCGTACACGTGAACACCGACGATCTGCCGGTCTGGGGCGATAAGGTCATCATCATGTCCACCTGCATCGGCGCCGATGACTACCGTTACCTGATGCTGGCCAAGCTGGTGGAGGATTCCAACGAGCCGTTGGAGATGACCCGTGAGGAGGCCGAAAAAGCAGGCCTGACCGACCGCATCATCGGTCTGGCACCGGCGAAGGACGCGGCGGACGGCGCGGACGCCGCTGCCCCGGCGGGGACGGATCCGGCGAAGCAGGATGCAGCCAAGACCGATACCTCAAATAAGGGAAACTGA